CTGTTTCTCCTATATTTATTTCGTTTGTAAAAATCGAAATTATCTCTATCAACTTGTGAGATAGGACTGTTCGGAGAAAAGAATTTGAATCCTGTATTATTGCCAAACCTTACCACTTTGATTATTGCACGGAAAGGGAAAGATCTCTCTGGATTAGATACGACATCTTTCAGGCGTTTACTCTCAGTAAAGAATGCTGATCTGGCAGCCCCCTCTCCAAAAGCAACAAGAGTACGAGTTCCATTTTCTGTTTGAACATCAGATTTCACTCCTGTGAATACGATAACTTCGTTAATCAGACAGTCCACACTGGAGTACTCACAATCAAATAGTTCATCTCCTCCAGTACTGACCTCTACACCATCCTCAAAATCTACAATGTTATTCATAGTCTATCGGGATCTTAGCGGTTTCACAATCAGAATCTACATATTCACGTATGTTGATCCTATCTTTCAGATAGTTTTCATACGGTTTCTTGAATGACTTATCAAGCAAGCCCAAAACAGCTGATTGATATTCATTAACCAGTTTACTCTCTTTGGTAGATGAATATTTAGCTGCCAGTAATGTTGCAAAGATGTTATCAGCGGTTTTAGGGAATTCAACCCTAACACTGTCATATTGAAACATTGTACCTGTAGCTTTATCCTCATCCTCAGTGATGGATACACTCCCACTTTCATCTTTTATCACTAATACCTCTTTGATATTGTGATTGTACAAAAACGTTCCTTGACCATTATTCAAATCAAAGAACACCTCAGGCTTATTATCAACCAGCAGCCCGATGGTTAAAACATCTTGTTTTTCCATTTTCTAAGCACTTTTTAAATATGAAATTACTATGTTCCTCAGAGCATCTGATGATCCAGCCGTATTCAGATGGGAAGAGGTGTTTTATATCGTTAATATCTGAAATATTGTATTTCTTATTGAGTAGGTTGAATTTCTTATAAAACCTCATCAGGATACTCTTTCTGAGCAGGATCCCATAATGATCTTGTTTGAATCCAACATAATCAATTCCACGTGCATCAACAGGAAATATTTGCCAATTGTGTTTTATCTCCAGTTTCAGCTCAGCTCCGAGATACAAGCCCATCATATCTAATATATCATGGAGTTTATCTTTGCTTTTATCAAGAATTACAATATCATCCATATACCTATAGTAATATTTGATCTTTAGATCCTCTTTGATCCAATGATCAAAATATGCCAGATACAAATTAGCCAGATACTGGCTGGTGAAATTGCCTATAGGTAATCCCTTTTCTTTACCGTTGCTATCTACTATCTTATCCAACAGCCTTAACATTTGCTCATCAGCAATCTTATATCTGATAATCTTTTTCATTGCTGAATGATCTACATTATCATAGAACTTTCTTACGTCAATTTTCAGACAGTATTTGGTTCCCCTGCGATCACTTATAAGAGCACGATGTATATCCTCCATACATTTATGAATTCCACGCCCTTTAATGCAAGCGTATGTATTTGGAATAAAAACCTTTGTCCAAACATCTCCCATGACATTTATTATACAGTGATGTATTATCCTATCAGGAAAGAATGGAGCAATCATAATGATTCGCTCTTTAGGTTCGTGTATCGTTTTTATACGATATTCACCAGGTACATAGGTTTCACTTTCAAGCATACAATACAGTTTACCCAGGTTCTCACATATACGCTCATTAAATTTGGTTATTTCGGTTCTTACCCCTTTTCCCCTCTGAGCATTATACTGAGATCTTACCAGGTTATCCGTGGAATAAACCAGAGGATAAATATTTTTGAGCCTTTTGCTCTTTTCAAAATATAACTCATCCATCATATCTCTGTGTGCCGTTGTTCTATTCAGAGCTTTCAATAACTTACTGACACTGATAAAAACATTATTTTTTTTTGCCAGCTACCAAATGATAGTTTCTGTGTGGCAAGGTTGTAACGGTCAAAGTCTAATATTTTTAAGCATTAAACCGTAACGGTATAGGCGGAACCCAATGTTCGCATTCGAGTTCGAGGAGCGATTATTCGTATTCAGATAACCGAAACCCGCATTCGCACCATTATTCGCATTAGCAGACAAGAGGGCACCCACGACCGTCACAACCCTTTATTTCAAAATTTCAAATTCACGCTTTTTGCAGTCCACCGCCAACCGTCAAAAACGGCACAGGCGGAACCCAACGTACGCATGCGAGTACGAGGAGCGATTAGACGTATTCAGAAAACCGAAACCCGCACCCGCACCAGCATGCGCATTAGCAGACAAGAGGGCACCATACCATCCTGATCCTCCTGATCCTGGTGTCAAGAAGTAATCACATGCCCCAGTAGTCGGAGATCCTCCAGTAGTCTCTGGAAATGAATATGCACCTCTGGCTGAATGTGATAATTGCAGAATATACCCCTCATTACGTGGTAAATCTGTAATAGCATCATATCCAGCGGGAACAGTTGTAGCATTATCCGAGTGAGATGTGAATTTTGTAGGATCCTCACAGACATAGGCAGTTGATACCGATGCTCCATGTTGAACTAATACATCATCAGCAAGCATCCATAAATATTGGAAAGGAACCTCCAAACCACGATAAGAGGAAACCTGTACAGTTTTATCACCTCCAGTCCATCCTTTTATCACATAAGGCACAAGCCCTGTATTATTTCCAAGAGTAGCAGTTACACCACAAGGAATAAACGGTTTGTATCCAGCCCATTCATTCCACTGATCTCCGACAACAGCAATGCCCTCTCCAAGTCCACCCTGCTTGTATCCATCAGCTGTAAGTGTAGCGTTGTATGCTGCCTGGCAATGCAATGAAGCATATTCACATCTTTGCAACCAGGCTATTTCATTGTAGGCTCTATAAGCCCCATGATGGGTACCATTTTTGCAATATGGACGAACTCCAGCCTTAGAGATGGATGTACGAGCCATACCGAGCTGGGAGTTATAGGTTCCATCTTTAGCAGCATCACCAGCCCCAGATCCACCTCTGAACTGAGCAGCATTAGCAGTAAGTTGAACAAACCCATTTGCATCACGAGCAATATCATTGCCAGACCATGTAAGCCAGCAGCCAGAAACAGCGATGCTATTTGTAAGATCTACAGTAGCAAACCAGGGAGATATAGCTTTTCTCTCCATCTTGATAAACCCAGGTAGCGGGTATTCTGAGAATGCACGGATCCATTTGGTTCCCTCAATTTCAAATCTGAAATAATACTCAGGTTTTTCGAGCATTACGTTTCCATCAGTGCTGTCAAGAATGGCAGCAGCTCCACTGTCTTTTTTACGACTATCATTCTGATGTAGGTAGTACTTCACAGATCCATCTGTGTTTTCTACAAAACGCCTTATCTTAGCCTGAATAGGCAGCGTTCTATGTAGATCCAAATTACCTACACGTGTCAGCCTGTAGTCACTACTGGTAAAATCACCCTGTACTCCGTACCACATATCATACGGATATTGTGGCTTTGTTGAGCCACTTCCTAACAGTAATCCCATAGCTTATTATTATTAAAATTCATTTTAACTTTATTGTACTGCAAATATATTCAAAATGTGTTCAACAAACACACATTTTAGCAAAAAACACACATATATTCTCACTTATAGTACTGATACACTATAAAGAAAATGATCACCTGGAGGATTTGACCAACTACACCTCCCATTAATGTTGATACAAGATCCAACCAATCCCATTTACCTCCCCAGGCTTTATCCTTGAATTCCATACCAGCAGCCAAACCAGCTACAAACAGAATTGTGAGGAATAAACCACAAGGAACAGCATAAATAAAATGCTTCATTCTGTTGCTTTCAAACATCCATTTCATTGTAATAAGAGTTCTAATTCGTTAATTTTATTTCTTAATTCCTGCCTTTCAGCGTGAAGATCTGAAATGCTATAAGGTAGAGCATTACCAAGTAAATTAGCCTCATAGCATTTTATGATTTTATAATCACCATCAGCAAGCAGCTCCTTTAAAACAAGTATCTGACCTCTTGCTTTTTGGTAGTCGTAAACACTCTCATATCTATATGAAATACGATCTCCATTATCGAAAGGAACTAATCTCACTATGTGATCATTATCGCTGGGTATTAGCCTGGATTCATCAATAGCCTCTACAGGTTTCCATCCGTTATCAGATAGATCAGCAACCTGTTCGCTGATGCTTACAATCCTTTCCTTTACCTCTATACCATCCACGTATCTATTCTTGATCTCAGTTATTATTCTTGAAACCAGATAGCCTCCATCATTTATATATCCGTATTCTATCATATCTCATTAATATTTAAGCCTGCTAATAGTCCATACCTCTCTTGCTACACCATTGAGATAGAATTTAGTAAATACAAATACCCCCATCCATCCCTCTGGTATATCATAGTAATCATTCTGAGAACTATCATCATGTATATATTGACCAGATCGTGGATAGAACCTGATGGCTCCTTGACCGATCTGTTTAGCAAAGATGATTTTGCCCTCAAATCCATCACTGGGTAAATACACATTTCTCGTTACTCCTGAGTTTGTTAATCCTAATATGAATGATTCACTACCATATAAATATGTGGTGCCTGATGAATCACTAATATATTTTTTATTGAGAATCAAGCCTGATGCCATAAGATCCTGGAAGTATCCACCATAAGCAGGGGCGTTTCCTGAGTTGCTGGCTCTACCATAAACTCCTGAAATTACAGTATCAGGACTTCCAAAATCCCAGTTATAGTTTATATTAGCAAATCCTAATCCAACAATAGCCCCCCTGTGAGTATATCCTGAGCTTGATGGTAGAGCATCTGTTCCCGCTAAATTGGCAAAAATACCAGTAGGAGACATGTAAGCCGTACCAGTAGAATAAGACGGGCGGTTTTTTGCTTCAACTTTAACAATTCCATTATTAGCATCAATTGAAATCTTAGATCCAAGCCCATATAACATAGAGTAGTCACCTCCAGAGTATGTAGATTCAACAATTATACGAGCCATCGAAGCATCCAGAGTAATTTTGTTATCTCCAGATAAGGTAGAGACTATCTTACCTCCACTCATGAACCAATCACCTATATTAGCCCCCTCAGCAAGGAGTAGATTAGTCGCAATTGTTTCAAATTGTGCTCCAAACGTATTCCATTTACTTGTATCAGTAGGGGCGTTTCCTGAGAATGATCCCCCATCAATACGAGCTATGTAATAAACACCGTTATATTTCACAGCATCCAGCCTGGTATTTGTTCCATAGTACGTTTTGGTGCCATCATAGATCCCTCTGAAAACAAGAACAGGACTTTCCCCTTTCTCTCCTTTTGCTCCAGGATCTCCTTTTTCCCCCTTTGCACCGTCCTTACCATCATAAGGGTTTACCCGAACAGGAGTACTCCATTTTTGTATAAGCTTATCAGCATCACCTGTTTTGATCTTGTTAATATCATCAATGGATAAAGCTCCATCCAGGATCCGAACATCATCAAAGTAAACAGAGGATCCGAACATATTATCATCATATAGAGCAAATCCATCTACCTTAGTATTAACACTACCTGAATGAATAAGGCTACCATTGACAAATACAGAAACTGTTCTATCATTGAAACGAAAAGCAAGATGTGTCCATGTGTTTGCGGATAGGCTTAGTGTTTTCTCTACATATTCACGTCCACTATATCCGTTTAGCATCCATTTGATTTGCTGCTGGTTTGTTTTCATCCAAAAGCAAAGAGTGAAGCTGCTGCCAAAAGGCAAATCATAGGGAATAGAACACTCTCCATTTTTACTCAGGTTCATAACATATCTACTACCATCAGCTACAACAGATCCACCATTCGACAAAGAGCCATTATAATTGTTACCAGAAATATCTTTTACTGAGCTTGAATCGCTCGCATTGACTGGTATATACACTTTCTGCTTATCGACTATTAATGATTTCTTTGCAATGGTACACCAGACATATTCAAGCGTTCCAGGTGTAGGCATTACGGTACTCCATCCAGATGGATCAGCAGCATTCAGATCTATAGATGGAGGAACAGTAGTAGATCCATTCTTTGCATATCTATACTCAAAGAATTCCCCAGCATTTGAATCAGATCCACTGGTTCCTGATTCTCCCTTAGTTCTACTCCATGTGTAGTCCTCTGGGTTGTCACTGTCTTTTTTCTCAAAGTCAGTATATTGACCGATATAGTCGCCTGGATCCTCTCCATTATTAGACGTGAAAGATAGCCCTCCATTATCGCTATACTTGATATGCAAGTATGATGTTTGTCCATCTTTTCCAGGTTCACCTGGTGTACCATCTACACCCTGGGTATCATTCCATTTGTAGTCACCTGGATTATTGCTATCTGCATTATTTTGATCGACCAGAACACCCATATATCTCCCAGGAGTTTCACCATTGCCAGCTGTAAAAGTAATACCCCCATCATTGGAATATTTAAGATGCAAGAATGAACTGGATCCATCATCACCTTTTATCCTCCCCATATTCTGCCAGCTGGATCCATCCCAGATATACAGATTCCCCGCTATCATATACGCATCACCTGGATGATTCCCTGTAAGGGGTAACTCTGATACACTATTCTTTGATCCGAGAATTGTAACGCTGGTACCATCAGCTCCCCTCACTCTGTAAGGAGTGCCCCAGGATCCCTCAGATATGGTTTTTGCAGTCTTGACACTCATCCAGATAACAGCCTCAGTAGAATAGGTGTGCCATCCTCCAGTAGATCCGTTGCCTGTTGGAGTAGCTGGTTTATCCTGGCTATCATTGTATGTATAGAATATCGAAAGCCCAGCCTCTCCAGTGGCTCCTGTTGATCCTTTGGCTACTACAGCCCAGTATGTTGAATCAGCAGGATTTTTACCCATCGCTGGGGTATTGTTGATATAGCGATATGTACATGTTTCACCATTAGATGCAAACAAAACCTCATCCCCACGATAATACACATAAGATCCATTATAGGTACCACGAAAAACCCCAATATCAGAGGTATCTCCAGATTCAGAAATAAGCTGTACGTTACGGAGTGTTATACCGTTTTTCCTGGTTACATTCCAATCTATTGAGCTTGTAGCATCACCCATTCTGAATTTATTACCATCGAGATCCAGATAACATTCTCCATCACTGGTAACGATCTTTCCAGTCGTAACGGTATTTCCGTTTATCCTGGTAAAACCATGAGTAGTTATGAAATCCCTAAAGTTATCATCAGGTTGTAGAGATCCGATAATTCCTACCTGGAAATAGTAGTTATTTGGATCGCTTACAGGCTCTACCTTTAATTGTTCCTGGGTTATGTAATAAATACCATTACCACTCGTTTTGCTACATTTGGCAAATACATAATACCCTCCAGATTCAGCGAGAATAACGCTGGCAGCTGCCATGTTCCACCGTTTTACCTCTTTCTCATCAATTGTAAGGTGTGCCAGGATCCCCTCAGTTGCATCAAATCTGTTTGGTAGTCCATTCACATTAGCCTGGAGTACCGTATCAATAAGAACAAACTGCTGGCTTTTAGATCCAACTGTAAGCATGTTTGTATCTATACTGTTTGGCTTAATGTTTTCTGTGTCGAAATACCCATCAGTATCATATACCATATTCCTTAGCTCCTCAGTGGTTCTCCAGCCTCTACGTGCTTTATTGAGATCTCTCAGCCTATTATTATCAATGATAATATTATGCTCCAGTACATCTAATACAGTTTGTGTTTGTATTGATATGGTTGTAGTATCAGACAACGTGATAACATAATCATGATCTACAAGCAAGTTCCTGGTTATTTTCTGGATACGAATATTCTTTTCCAGATTAAACCTTTCATCTCTGACTGGCACATAATCTCCACATTTGAACACTGATGTTTCAGAATCATCTGGCAAAGCATTAATGAAATAGGATCTATCGAATGTTAGAGTATATTGTGCTCTAACTTGCTTCCTGTCTCTGAAATCATCATACCCAGCATACCATAAATCCTCCTCAGCGTTATCCTCATAACTTTTAGGTAAATTAATATCTGTGATCTTATATTTATCACCTACAGCTATACGGAATGCTTCACTGTCTTTAGATGGGAATTCAGAGCCTCTCTCATCGGTGTATTTAATGATGGTGAATGTCTTGCTGGCATGATTATAGCCTCCAGTTTCTTTTAATTCAAACTGTTGCCCAGCCATTTTTCCAGTAATGAAAGTGATTTTTGCAGTAACCCCATTGATTAAGTACTTAGTTCCATCTGCATCTTTTTCTCCCAGATCAAAATCCATCGTATTATCTACAAATGAATAAATATCAGATCCTAAAGAGGATACAACACCTGTTCTATATGGATATATATCATCATAAGTCTCTGTATCTTCAATACTTCCAAGCTGGTTTTTTAAATCTACATCCTCAATATATCGTTTGCTATCATCGGATATACCAATCATTTCACTCATGGCAGGAATAACCGTACCATCAGAAAGAACATGCTCTCTTTGATTAAGCCTTTTAGGGTATGGGATCTGTAAACGATCAGAAAAATCCCTGTATTCGCTCCTTATATTTTTAGAACCTCCATCTATCCATAGCCTGGTGATAATGCTCTTATCATCTACCTTTTGCTCTTTCAGTTTGTATAAGCCATTACCTTTACCCCATTCAAAAAACTCATTTCCTCCTGGAGGTGTTACTATGGTTCCAAATTTTCCAATACGGATTATTCGTACTCCATCCTCCTGATCTATTCTAAACTCATACCCGAATGCCTTACATGATGATTGAAGCACTTGTAAACAATTCTGTTTTGAGAACTGTATGGTTATAGGTTCTGTATCAGGACAACTATCAGCATCAAATACCCACAATCCAGGATAATCCCTATTTACGTTGTAGATGAGTACTTTTATCATATCAGCCAGGCTATACGTCAAATCAAAAGATGATTTAGAGGACTTACCACTTGCATCCGTATTCCTGTACTGGCTTTTCATCAGCTCATACATAACCCCATAGAACATAACATCATAGGAGTACAACCCCTCTGATACTATTTCCCTGGTAGCCTTTGTACGAATAGAATACTCATCCCCGCTCACAAATATCTTATCTCCTATGGAGAAATCCATAAGAGTAGCAGACTTGATAGCCAGCTGTATATTATCATCACCCATCAGGGTGAAGTTTTGAGTAGCCTGGGTAACGGTACAAATAGGATCCCGTCTGAAAAGATCATACTTTGTACCGTTTCTCTTTATTACTGTAATTTGTCCCATATAACTATACAATTTGTGTCAAACGCTTGAATGTCCTCAATTACACCAGTGATTATAATATCATATTCACCAGGAGATACATAGGTATGTTTAACTTCTTTGTCGGTTCCAGATACATCAAATGTATGAGTTCCATCACCCCAGTATATATTAAGTAGTTTAGAGCTTGTCACCTTTATTGTAGCCTGAGTGCCTGAGGTTGTGCTTATATGTCTAAGCACTCTCTTTACTGGCTCATCCTCTATGAGTTTAATCTTAAAGGTACCTACCATCAGATCATCATTGTATGCTCCCCATTTTTTTGCTGGATCCACCTCATCCATACAAATAACCTCATAGATCAGTGGTTTTGTTTTTCCATTATATTCCACTACAAGCCTCTGGGTGCCCTCTTTGTTGAACTGATCCAGGAATAGGTTCACCCATTCGACATAAGCAGATCTACTCGATGCTTCTATAAAACAGTCAAGAGTAATAGTTCTTTCTTTGTATCGTGGGCGTTTCTTATCCCTAACAGTACCATGATAATTATCCCAGTCTACAGTTAGCATCTCCTTTCGTTCCAGCTTACCTACCAGTCCTGTAGATCCTGATACATAAACTCCAAGCTCTTTGAAGTTTACACCATCTACATAATATTCTACGTCTGAGCTGTCAGATTGTAATTTCATGATCTCAGATGGAGTTTTTACCACATCGAATAATTTCAGCTCATCTATACAGGAGTAAGATCCAGTAATGAAATCATCATTCAATGACAATCCCACTGGGTTAGCAGCGAACAGTGTACTCTCAACCTCTTTGCTATCCATATATACCGATAGTTTTTTACCCGATTTCACGAAAGCAAAAAAGATCCATTCACCAGGTAAAACATCCACCCATTTCTCAGCATAGTTGTTTATCCCTGAGAAATTGATCAACCATCCTAATTTATTTGATGTGGTTTTTGCGTAAAAACATAAAGTGAAATCTCCACTAAAAGGTATTACCCTGGGAACAGAGCACTCTCCAGATCCAGCGAGATCCAGAGCTTTCCCGAACTTAGCCTGTTTTGTTAAAAAGGCTCCTCCAGATAGAGTACCATCCGTTCTACTTTTTGAGTAGTCGTAAACTTTGTTATATCCATCAGGATCATCAAATGGGAGATGCAGGATTAAATTTTTATCTGTTATCATAACATTGTGATTTAATATGTATTCTTATTCATATATCTTACTTTGATACCAGTGCCTACACACTCAACCCTGGAGTTTCCGTATAAATTCACTGATACCTGGGCATCAGATCCAGAAACGGCTACAATCAGATCCGACTGATTGAAAGCATCAATAGTCAGTATTGCATGATCAGACACATTGATAGCTGCCTTTGTATTATGCCTGGCAAAGATCCTGGAAACGGAATAGCCATCATATTCAAGCATAGCCTTACAATCACCATTCAGGACTGTATCAGGTGCATTCCTGCGATCTATTATATCATCATCAACAAAGGCACCGTATGGCTCACATTTGCCTTTGAAGTTTTCCCGAATAAAACTCAACGTTGGATAATCCTCACAGATGCAAAAATCAATTCCACGTATATAAAGCTGGATCATTGCCTCTATGCTCATCCCTGCTTTTAATTTTCCTCTCCAGAGACGGCATAAACCTTTATCTACACCGTCTCTCTTTAATACTTCAGCTAATTCCATCATGATATTCCTTGTGATAATAATGAGCTATCTTTTGTTTCAATTCTTTTGAGCGTTTCCTTTATCTCTTTGAGTTCGGATGCACTCACTCCAGTATTGTTAGCTATAGTTTGCTGGTGTATGAGAGATTGCCTTAATACGCCTATAGCATCAGATTGATTGATAATGGCAGCGTTAAGCCTACCAGCCACTAAAGATCCTGTTTCCTCACTCAGACCACGTACAGCTCCAGTCAAAGGATCCTCAGTAGCATCCTCCTCTATATCTTTGATCCAATCACCTACAGATTCAAGAGCTTTTTTAGTTGCATCACCAGCAGCGTTTACCATGCTTTCAAACTTAGCTCTCTCTTTATCATCCAGAACCCCATCTTTCATACTCTCTCCGAGATACTCTACAGCATCATTGATAGCTTTAGCCAGAAACTGTCTTTTGATGGCTTCAACTACAGCCTTTTTCATCACCTCTTTAGTAACTTCACCCAAAGCTTTGGCTGCATCCTCTCCCTGAACATAAGCATCTACAAGGGCATCGGCAAACTCATCAATAGCACTCTTTACATCAGTTCCAGCAAGCGTTTCCAACATGGAACGTTCCAGATCCTCCAGCTGGGAATCAATATCTTTTATCTGTTCCTCCCAGTCTGCTATTTTCCCATTGTCGGTTTTTTTCTTATCCTTTTCAGCCTGGATCTGTTGTTTGATAAGTTCCTGCTGCTCTCTCAGGTTCCTTTTTTGCAGTTCATACAGCTGGAACATATCCCCGCTTTGTTCGGCTTTCTCCAGTTGGTACCTCAGATCTTTTATCTGTTTCACGAGCTGGGCATATTGAACGAAATTCCAGCTGGCTTTAGCTACATAAGCCTGTTGTTCCAGTGCTGCTATCTGTTCCTTAATTGCATTGAGCCGTTTTTCGTGGGCATCTTTCTCCTGATCATTATATTCCCAATATGTACGCCCTACAGCACTGGATAACCTATCAAATGAGTTAGATAAATCATCTATTCTCATCTGAATATTTTGGATCCGTTTCTCCAGTTTTGCATCATTATTGAAAATGGTAGCTATCCACTGTATAGCTGTCAATGAGATGGAAATTGCTGCCAGGATAACAGAACCTTTTTCTGCTGTCTTAATGGCTGCTGACATAGCGATCCCAGCAGTAGCTACACCTTGTAGCATCTGAATAGTTGCTTTCCCACTATCCCCTATAAGATCTCCGAGAACATCACAGCTATCAATGGCATCATTAATGAAGTCGAACGTACCCTCAGTAGCTTTAGCCAGGTTGCTCCAGTCTCTTTTTATATCAGCAGATGTTTTCTTTGATCCTGATTCAGATTTCTTGAACACACCACTCAAAGCACTACCAAGAGCCTTAAATGGGTTTACATCCAGGATCTTTTTCTTTGCCTCATCCAACTTATCCAGAACAGCCTTTAAATCTGCTGGATTAAGTTTTAAATCAGCAGTATTCATCTTTTCCTGGATCTCAGAGATTAACTTATCAATCTGTTCTACAGTGAGGGCATCCAGATCCGTAAATAAATTTTTCCAACTATCTGTTTGCATCAACATCTGAGCATTCAGAGCGGAAAGAGCCTCAGCTTCACCTTTGTTTATTTCTGCCAAAAGAGTAGCATTGTTTTGAGCCATTGCTGAATTTCTCAACAGGGCATATTCATCCTGGATAGATTTCTTTTGCTCCTCGAATGTCCTAAAGTCGCTCAGAAGCTTATCCTGTAGCTCCTTGTTAGCATCCTCCTCCTCTTTGGAAACAAAAAGATTTGCCTCAGCCTGCTCATCAGCTCCCACAAGCCCAGTACTTCCATTAGATAGGCGTTCCTTTGCATCAGCAATAGCCTGTATTTTCTCAGCGAGTGTGGCTGCTCTACCTATAGCCTGGGTTACACTCTCTTTGAATGAATCCATTGCAGTCTTAGCCCCACGGATCTCATCATATTGCACATTAAGAGCTATCAGATGGTTGCTTTCACCCTCAGTAAGAGAACCAGATGATTTTTTCTGATTTAGATCCTGGATCTGTTTTTCTATGTAATCTTTGTAAGAGGATCCTCCTTTCAGCAAGTTGGAGAACTGAGTATCAGCAACATCTTTGCCCATATTCTTAACCCATCTGAAATACAGATCATACTGTTTTTTCTTGTAGTCTATCTCCCCATCAAACAGTTTATTCTGATCTTTGGTATAGCTCTGATTTTCCAGGTTCCTCCTATCATCAAACCCTTTCTTTTCACTACTGGAAAGCCCGCCTTTTCCAGCCTCTTTCCTGACTTTCGAGAGTTCTTTTTCCTCTTTATCTATATCAGCCAGGTTTTTCTTGTGTTGGAGATCCAGGATAGCCTTTCTTTTCTCATACCCATCATCCATTATATCAATACGAGCCTGTTCAAGCTTCATATCAACCTGGAGCTGCTTTTCGGCTAACTGCTCCTGTTTCCTGATTGCATTCTCTCCAGCATTCTTAGAGTTATCTGGTAGCTTCTTTGACAAACTATTGATTGTGGCTGTAAGCTCTTTGTATTTATCACCATTGATTTTTACACCCTCTCTCTCCTCCTTTAGTTGCTTGATACGAGCATTTATTCCAGATTCAGTATCAAGTCCATCCTCTTTGGATGATATTGTGGATTTTATTACACCAAGCTTTAGTAATAATTCATCAAGTTTCTTATTGTCGGTATCAACTTTTACCGTTTTTCCATTGATGGTATCTATCTCAGTTTGTGTATCCTTTATCAATTTATCAAGATCCGAGAATGACATCTTTGCATAATCAACCGATTCAGCTACAGCGGGCTTACCTCCCCCAGCATTTGAAAAGGCTTCCATTGATGATGTTAGATCCTTTGTTTTTTGGTCTGCTTCCTGTTCAGACTTAACAACGGAGGAAAGATACCTACTAAGATTTGCCTGGAATTGCTCCATGTCATTATCACTGGCTCCAGATGCAGCTTTGACAGCTTTTGATATGTTGCTCAATGAAGTACTGAATCCCTTTGTATAGGCATCTCCTGTTAGGTTCTTTAGTTTTTCGGCTGATTCCATAGCCATGATCTCTATCTGATCATATATAGCCTCATTCATGTTCTGGATTGCTTTTACATCAGTCCAGTAACCTCCACTACCATACATACCAGCATAAGGAGTAGAGTGATATTCTGATAGATTTTGCCCGCCTTTTACAAGCTTTTTCTTAGCCTCATCCTGTACATCAGTTTGTTCCTGCTGTATCTTTTCAATGTATTTAGCTTTGATTCTGGCAGCAGCACTCTCATTAATGGCATCGGTTAGCTCTTTGTACTTTTCCTGTAATTGATCAACTGTAGCAGTCTCTGTGAGCAGTTCCTTGTTATACTCCTGGAGTATTTTGTTTACTTTTTCCAGAGCATCCTTATGGGCTTTGGTACCAACCTCTGTATTTTTGAGAACAGCCATGAGTACATTCAGGTAATCTATCTCTTTCTTTGTAGTGTCCTGGAATTCACCCATAGCATCAGTCGCCTCCTCCTCTTTACTTCCAAAGAGAGTGAGAGCAGAAATAACCAAGCCTACAACAGATAGTATAGCCGTGAATGGATTTGCGAGCATTGTAGCCCATAGAGCTTTTAACTTCACTATCAATCCAGTAGTAACAGTGCTCAATAGGCTTTTCTTAACTATCTGAGCATCGGTAACTACATTATCAGCGACACTGGCAGCAGTTCCTGTTCTCGTGGCTACTGTTTCCAGGGCTTTCTTTTTGGTATGAAAATCCGTTTGAGCTGCCAGGGCTGCCTTTCTTGCAATAGCTTGATTCTCTTGTGCTGCCAGATACCTTTTCTCAGCAGTAGCTATACGAGTAGCATCACCAGACTGTTTAGCCCAGTAAACCTCATACCTCATAGCCTCAGTAGCTTGCATAGTAGCTACAGCCGTTTGTTTGGCAGCTTCAACCCTGGCAGCAGCGTTACGAACCTCAGTACGCATCAGATCCAGAGATGCTATTTTATTCTGGTTCTTAGAAACTACCTCCCTCTCCAGAGCAGCTCTGTATATTGCACTTTTTGAAGTCAGATCCAACTTGCTAAGGGATTCCCGCTGTTCGACAGAGAGAACGCCCATAACAGCAGCCTCATAACCCTGAGATGATGCAGTCAATCCCAGGTTAGACAAATATTCTTGCTGCTGAACAGTAAGCAAGCTCTGAATTGTGGAGATCCTGATAGCCTTAACTACGTTTGCCTTTTCCTCAGAGGTAAGCTGAGCCTCCAGAGCAGCTGTGTGAGCTTTCTCAGCTGTAGTCATGGCAATAGTTTTGGCAGCAGTTCTACCTGAAAGATTTTCCTCAACTTTCATCAGGGAGATCTTAGCCTGTCTTACCGTATTGTCAATGAGAGAAACGCCTGTGTATCCCTTTGTAGCAAGTGTATTCAATACTACAGCTGCCTTATATGTTCCATAAGCTATAGATATAGCCTTAACAATCCTGAGAATATCATCCAGATGTTCTACGAGATATGTAGCTCCCTCTATTCCTGTAGCAAATACATCCTGGTTATCTTCACCAAGTTTATTCAAAGCCATATCCCAGGAATCACCCAGGTTAGCTATCATACCTGTTAAAGATGCTGATTGTTTTTCCATCAGGTTAAAGAATTGACCTCCAGAGTTTGTCATTTTAAGGATCACCTTTTCGACATCATCAAAGCCAATCTTTCCAGCTGAAACCATCTCATTGATTTCCTCAGCCGTTTTACCATACATTTCAGCAAGCTCTCTAACCAACGGAATACCCCGACCAGTGAACTGTCTTACATCCTGGGCATATAGCCTCCCCTGAACCTGTGTAGTTCCATACAGATATACAATATCATTAAGAGGTATAGATAACCCAGAAGCTATATTTCCGAGGCGTACAAGCGTATCATTTACTTTATCAGCAGCTGTTCCATAAGCAAGCAATTGTTTTGCTCCTCCAGCTACACCCATAAGATCAAAAGGTGTTTTAGCAGCTGTATCTACCAGCTGATCCATCAGAGCCTTTGACTTAGCTGTATTTCCAAGCATTGTTTCAAAGGCAATATCAAGCTGCTGGAATTGCCCTCTTACCTGGATAATGCTATTCAGGACATTAGATAATCCGTTTCCTATGAGGTATGATACTAAGTATTTGGCACCATTCTGAGCAAAACTTAGAATAGATTGCTCCATGCGATCTGATTCATATACCGATGTATTGGAAACAGTTCTGATCCTACGCTCCATAGCCTCAGCTGAGACATTGAAATCATCTATATCCAGGGTTGCCCTAAACCCTAAACCTCCATCTATAATTTCGCTCATTACAATAGTCCTTTAACGTAATTCTTAATATCCTCTTTTGTTTTCAGTTCCCGATGCTCCACCTTTCCTCCTCCAGCTTCACCTTTGCTTTCATCATCAGGAGTATCCACCGTTCTGGCTGAATCATCTTGCATAAGTTGGATGTTGATCCAGGATATACCCCAAAGCATATAGTCATAAGTCCACCCAAATCTCTCTAAAATGGATCCACGGTATCCCCACGGACTATTAAGTCCTATTACTCTACTCGATCCGCTTTGGGGCTGGTTGTACCCGCTCTGAATATCAATCGAATAGAGTTTATAAAACCCGCTTTATCACTCATTTTATCAATGATAGAGCAAAGTTTTTGCAGTCTGGCAGATGTAAGGTGTTCGAGGAAAAACTGCTGTAGCTCTTTCACTTCCTTGTAGCCCTGATCAGCTACATCACAGCAATTAAGAGTAGCAATAGCAACAATTTTAGCCATTAGCTTATTATATTTCATCAGCCTTTCACTCTCTTTCATTGGTTCATCCTGGATCTTACCCTCATTGTACTCTATCTCTATTGATTGCATACGGATAAGGTCTATGGTTCCCAGATAAAGAGGCTTGATATAGAAGTTCCTCATATACACATTTCTTGTTTTCCCCAGGTTAATATCTGGAGTTTCAACAGTATCTACATCCCAACTCTTTGGGATCCGTTTATCTCTCCACACTTTAACCCTATTTGGAAAATGCTTATTCCACCATTGGATTCTTTTGGGAGGATCTTTAGGCTCTATTTTAAGAGGTACAGAGAATTTGATCCCATATTGCAATAAGGCTTGTAGAGCCTGCTCCTCTATCTCCAGCCTTTGTTCTCTTGTATATTCTATTTCTTCTTTGTCCATCATTGTAACTATTAAAAAGAAAGCCTCCCACGAAAAGGCAGGAGGCTTTCCTATTTTCTACAGGGTTTCTGCATTAGGTTGTTTTAGTGGGATCCACATTTTCCTCACTAACATGCAATTCAGCCTGATATTTGATAGTAATAGGAACCAAGCAAATACCTTTTGCTGAATAGGTGATTTCAAACTTAGGAATCACACGTGCATTCGGACATCCGATAAGTAGCCCCTCCTCTGGTTGCTGCCAGATAGCCCATTCTTTGTATGGCAATTTTCGTGGACGAACCCATTTTCGTTTTCCTGTTGTTCCAGTTGGAGTGCCCCCGAAATATTTAGCTAACAGCTCCAGGTCTGGATCCATGAGCGTAAGTTCTACGGTTGTCTCACCCGCTTCATACATTGTGATAACTTTGTTTGATGTTTCCGATTCATGTTTTGTTTCGGTTCCATCAGCGTCCTTTAGCGTACAAGTATCCTTGTACACATCTCCGAGATCCACCCATGCAGCTCCATTAGCTGGCATATCATCACTACCTGTAGAAGGAGTGATCCAGATCTTTTTTAAGCCCATCGTTGATAATACTGGCATAATCGTAAATTTTTATTGTTAAACCTTTTTGTTTCTTACTGTTATATCCAATGAAACAGAGACAAAGTGCTCATCATGATCTGGTTCCTTTAGAGGGGGGCTTATCAGTCCTATAGTCCAATTGTAGCCCATACCTATCTCATAATGACTTTTTAAAACCTCTATCACTTTTGCTCTAATTTCGATTAGACGTTTAAAATCTGTTTTAAAAACTGGATTCTTTCCTGGATTCTTTTTAGCAATATCTGGAACATGAATATTGATCTTGATTTGCCCGAAACGAACTGAATCCTCTCCTGTTATGGCATGTGGAACTATGATCACATCCTCTTTTGAATAATCGGATCTTTCATAGTCTATAGAGCCTGTTATCATGCCTTTTACCTGGCTCCCCTGGAGTAAGTGATTTACTCTTACAGATATTTCCTCAGTTGTTATCATGCTGCTACACCAAATAATTCAATTGCTTTAGATCTTGCTTGTTCTTTCAGTTTTGAAATGGCTGCTGGGAAATCTTTCTTTGCTTTTAGTTCAGCTGGCAGAATAACATTGTATCCTTTAGCCTCTACACAAGCTGCGTAATCCATCCCTGCTACTACGATGAGAGAGAATGAGTTTGGAGTACTCTTTGCCATTTTGAGGGCTATTTTAAGCCCAGCATCAGCTCCATCCCCAGGCTGGATAAACCCACCATAGTGAATAGGATCCCCGCTCTGAACAATGACATAACCAATAGAGTTAGTGAGGTTTCCTGATTGGTCTGTATAGCTTCTTTGCTCTTTTGCATAAGTGATAAGGCTTTCACCCATATACTTTAGCATGTATATTGTTGCTGCTTCCAGGCGTTTCTGAAAGGCTGCTACTCTATCAGCAATACTACCAGCTCCAAAGGTTGCCTCTATCCCCATATCGCTATGTATTTTCTGTTATGATTATCCACACCCAGAATAGTAATTTCATCACAGCTATCATCTTCACCGATCAGCATTACAGGGGCTGTTAGTTCAAGATCTCCTCTGAAATGTTTAGGGATAAACACCTCATAAGAATACGAGTACATTTGCCCATCAGTGCCAATACGTTGCTTTGCTGGAATGTATTTCTCTATCTGGCATTCGCATCCAGGTATCCAGTCGGATCCTCCAGGTCGGTTATAAAAACCATCAGAATCCTTTTCAGCATCCTGGATAACCTTGTATTTGAATGTGCCATTATTCCTACCCATGATTACATCAGATTAGAACCGTCAGAAATAGAGGATACCTGAACAAACTCATCGACATCAAAGCCGTTCTCATTGCAAAGATCTTTGATCCGATCCTCCAGCTTATCCACGCTATATCCTTGTGAGGATTTGCCCAGACTATCACTGGTTAATACGATCATCTTTTTAAGAACTTTGATTGCTGCCAGGGCTATGGGTTTTTTATCAGTTTCCACAATGTACTCCTGATCCAAATCTTTTACTCCAGCATCTGCGAGGGCTTTTTTCAGAGTAAGACTGCTGGGGGTGTATGGTTCCAACTCCCCCAGTAGTGCATCATATTTTGTCAAAGCATCCATGAACGTTACTCTTTGCAAAGGATACCTTTGATGGCAGTAGTTTGTTCCTCAGTAAGCTCAGATAGCTTTTTATTGATAGAAGTCATTCCAGCGTTATTAGCAACTGAAATACCGACTGCAATAAGAGCATCTTTCACGTCCTTTAGCTCAAACTCTTTATCAAAGAGCTTTACTTTATCGGATCCACCATCTCCAGGATCTTCACCGCCTATGGCAGTTATCACACACAAACCACGAGATACAAGATCATTCACACGATCAAGATCATCAACAGTAAGAGTATCGTTCACCTGGTATTTTTTATCCCGATCAACTTTATCACGGAAAGGTTTCAATGCTTTTAATTCCATAGCTTATCCCTCCTCCTCGTTAGTTGCTGCTTCGTATTCATCCTTAGTCCAATAAGTACGATCATTACCCTCAGGATCAGCAGGGATAGCCTTTTCTTCAAAGCCTCTAACCTGCATAGCCACAACAGCGTTAATATCAGTGATAATAGGCAATAGCCTACCAGATCCCTGTGTGTATTCACCAAATACTTGACCAGTGGATTCTCCAGTACGCCATTTAGCGATTCGGATACCATTGCCAGCGTTGATATAGTCCACGTTGTCCTCTTCCATCAACTCGCTATCTTCAATAGCAGGCTGAATTTCACCGATAAGACCAGCAGGCTTGAATACGATCATGTTACCATCCCACGGATTGATAGCAGAGCGTTTACCGTCCTTATCAATACCCATTTTGCGGGTTATGATAGTAACAGGAGGTATTCCGTTGGAATCAAACAACTCTTTAAGCTCTGTTTCACTCACGGTTTTAGCCTTTTTGTCGTTTCCATGAACCATCAGGCGTACACCCTCATCCATCTTAATGAAGTAGTACAGTTCCTGGCTCATCAACAGCTCTCCGAACTCAATACATTTTTGCTTGAAATCAGAAATGATTTTTGCAAGTTCAAGAATGATATTGATTTTACCAGCCTTTGAGTTGGCAGCATTCCACAATTTGGCTGCTATCAACTTATTGGCAGCATCCATCTGGTAATCAATCTCGAATTTACGTCCACCAGGGTTATTAACCTCTGGAATAAAATGAGCGATACCCCAGTGAGAAAATGCGTACAAGGCAATGAAGTCCATAACATCCTTGCATCCCAGATAAGCATCTTGCATATCAGCTTTGAGTGTCTTTTCGATCTCTCTTACCTTTTGGGCATCATTCAAACGTGGATTTTCGTACACCTCCAGGAGTTTACGATAAGTGCGGGCACTCATAAAGAACTTATGACCTACACGAGGGATTTCGTTAAGCCAAATATCAAAACCATCCGAACGCCTCAACGGTGTTGGTGATTCATCTGCTAACAATGTAGCCATGAAACGGAGCCTGTATTTACCCATGATAGCCTCAGCTGTCAGAGACATTTGAGGAGTATTGTAGGTAAACCAGCTATCTGAGTAGGTTTTTTGGAACAGTGTTACCTCCCTCTCAGAAGCCTTTTCAAAAGTTTTCTTCCATGTTGCCAGGAAGTCCAAAGGTTTGCCATCCTTGAACAAACCAGTGAAAGTAGAATAGATTGATTTCATCTAATGTCTCTTTTTTAAAATGATTGCGTCAATTTAACATGAGGATTTGCTTTCAGGAATCTGCCTGTAGCATCCTTTTGGCTTGCTGGGATTGGCAGCACACGTCTCTCATAAAGAGCATATTGCATAGTATCAGCAACCACATCAATGGGAGTTTCAAACTCTCTCACATCATAGTCATGAGGGAGAACGCTATTTGAATCCCCGATCAGAGCAGCATTGTCACTCTTATTGACAACCTCCACAATGGTGTTACCAACAGCTAAACCAGAAATAGCAGCGGACAATGTAATCACATAGGCACTCTCTTTCTTGCTGATCGCTTTGATCTCAGGAGCAGCAGCGTATGTTCCAGAGACATTCACCAGTACCTTATCACCAACGGCAAAAATGGGTTCGTAGAACTCATCTGTTTCAAGCGTTACGATCTTAGCATCATCTGCATTGATCGCTTTAACTTTTGCAGTCTTTATGACGTTTACCAGGCGTGTAGTCTCGTTGAAAATGGAAAGGCATCCACCAGGAATAGTGTCACCAACAGCAAAGCGTTGGTTCACAACATCCAAGTTAAACCCTCCTTGCACAAGAGCTGGGCTGCCTGTGAAAATGGGGCGTTCCCCAGTAAAGGATTTTCTTTTTGTTTTCATTTTGATTCACTATTTTACAGTTATTGATTCCAGCAACGAATTAGCAGCCTCATCGACTTGCTTTTCAGTCACTGTTTTAACACCCTCGGAATCAGCAGGCATAAGTTTTTGAGTGATTAAATCCTGTTTGATCTCAGCCAGATATGTCTCTGGATCTTGATCATCTGGAATAGCAACACCTTTCATTCTCCAGTCGGGGATCTTGTGCTTTTCCTGAGCAGCCTTAATAGCTGCATCACGCTGAGACTTAGTTGCGTTTCCCTCCAATAGAGCCAGTTTTTCCTTTAAAGAGTTGATCTCTTTAGCAGTTTCACTGTCTTTTTCAGGTTGCTTTTCCTTTTCGGATTCAGATTCCTTTTCTTTCTCTTTTTCCTTTTCTTTTTCTTTGGAATCCTTTTTGCTCGCCCATCTGGTTGCCTCTCCCTGGGTTTCCCCAGCAATATCAGCAATCTGATTTGCCATTTCCTCAATCACTGTTTCATCAGTAGAATCATCCTCTACACTGCCACCGATTTTTTCGGTTATCGCTTTAAGGTACTTCTCTGACAGTCCATTGTCCTTGCATTTCGCCTTGACTTTTTCAAAGAGTAATTTGTTCATTTTATATCTTTTAAATGGTTCAGAGACAAAAATACAACTATTTTCTTATATGTGTTCACCAAACACAGAAAAATTATATAATCAAAACTTCCTGTTTACCAAGTAAATACGAATCAAAATAAGACTAAAACAAAAAATAATTCTCTTTTTATTTGTTTTATTACATATAACAAATTACTTTTGTTGTGTGTTTGATGAACACAGTTAAGAAAAGAACATTAAAAAGTTTAGATTATGGCTACTTACAATTTATCGAAAGAACAAAAAGGTAAAAACTCCTGTACACAGTTACAGACATCAATGGGAATGTAATAAGCAAGAGAACCAGCAAGCGTGAATATGTGGCTTGTACTGCTGATGGAGAGTACTACTTTGGACGTATGGATTTGATAGGCAAAGGAGATCATGGGCGTAGCATGTCTTTTGTAAGCTCAATTCTTGTAAATCCACAAAAAGCATATACGGATTGGAAAATAAGAACCTGTACCCTCGAATACTTTACAGCAGACTATCAGAAACGTCTGGATGCACTGAATCAAATAGCATATTTACAATAACATAATCATGATAATTAAGCAATTAAAGTATTCAGACCGATTTAAGATTGTTGGTGATCATAGAAATCGGATTTTTGAGCGTTGGGATTACAACAGATCCAGAAAAACCTATGAGTGCTATAACGAGAGTAGCGAAAGAGTATCGTACCTGAAAGGTAATCAGGAATGTGTCAAAGTTTAAAACACTATCATGAGCGATTTAATAAGCATTAGAGTTTTACAACATGATAGCTGGGATCAAATTAAGATCGGGATGGCTACCTATGTAACAGATCTTGATATAGTGGAGAAAAACATTATAGCATCCTATGAAAAAGAAACTGCCTGGTGTGGTGGGTTCAAATCTGCATGTGAGAAATACTACAAGCGTGTCGCTATAGTCAATGCAGAAACGCTGGAAGTATTAAGGATCATCTACAACAAAGAGGATAAATAATAAATATCAGTTCGTCTAATGGTAGGGCACCAGACAGCCAGAGAATGTATATCGTCTAATTATAGGACACTGGGAACATGGAAATGTGAGTTCGATTCTCACACTGATTCAATAAAATAAAGGAGGTGAGAAATGAAAAAAGAAAAGAAAAACTACGATGTTAATATTGACATGAAATGGTCAATGGACTACACTGTTAAGGCTAATTCTATGGCAGAAGCAAAAAAAATAGCATGGGAGAGATTCAAGAACAATCCTCCAAAGTCATGCTTTGAAATCCTGGCAGATAGAGATAGGGGGGAGGGATGATGTGCAAAAACGAATTAAGAGAGGCTTATTTCAAGCTTTTCAAAGATGGAACAGAGGAGGAGTTTGAGCTTTATTATAACATCATTGCAAGTCAGAACAAATAAATATACTTAGTAAAATGGAACAAAAAATAATCTTATCGAAAAAGAACTGCCATAGAGCAGCTGTAGTGAAAAGTATATCAAACCCAGACTGGGGTACTTTCAAATTTAACTACAAAGAGCAACCACTTCCAAACAATCAATTTACTCATACTATCGGATCTGGATGTAACAGTAGGATCCTAAATGATGGAGAGTTCAATGATTGGGAGGTTACTTCATGGAAATACCCTGTAAGCTTAGAGGAGTACTGGGATCTCGCATATAGAGCCTATTACTGGACATCATTCAATCCTGATAGAGCTGGAGAAAGAACAATTATATCATACGAGAAAGAGCTTAATGATGATCTGGAAAAGATCCCTGTTGATCAACATGAGCGATACATCAGCAACTATAAAAAGTATTTCTCTACCTGGTTATCTGCTCACTCAAATTGTGCCAGTTCAGCTATTACAGGAGGCTCAGGGTTTAATGTTCGGAGAGCCGAAAAAGCAAATAACAGAGAACACGCCTGCCTGGGTGAATTCATCCAGTGGAGAGAACGAGCTTTGAAAGCCATTGCCAAAAAGGTAGAAGATAGTAAGCCTGAGGAAATAAAGAGATCAGAAGCCTGGGCATACCTGGAAAAAGACATACGTCACTCAGCTGCTGTCATTGAGGGCATAAATAAAGGGATTGAGCGGGGGTATCATAAGTCTCTTTTTGTCTCATCCATCTATAACAAAGTGGAGACATACGCAAAACATGGAGATGTTGAAATGGTAGAGCGTGCTGTTTCCCTCATTCGGGATCTTAACCAGCATTCAAGTATAATCACGGAAAGGCACAAGTTTTTCAAGCTGCCTGAGCTGTCTATAGCTGAGAAAGAAAAGCAATCAGATCTAAAGAGCACTGACAGTACAGAGACCCCATTTGATGGGGGTGTAGTGGTTAAGAATTTCTCTGAGGATCGGATTCAGATTGTTTTTGATAGTAAACCATCCCCAGACGTTATCAGTAAGCTCAAAAGTAACGGATTTAGATGGTCGCCAAGATTTACAGCCTGGCAAAGGCAGCTAACCTCTAATGGGATCCATGCTGTTTGCAAAGTAGTTCCTGTATCGTATGAACAATTAACATAAAAAGAGATGATAGCAATAGTAAAATATCAAATAGCTACCTATTCTGGAGAGGTTAATGTGCCATGTGATCCAGATGATGATAATGATGTGATAATAGCTAAGGCAAAGCGAATTTTGCGGAATAGAGCAGGATCCTTTCCTTTTGGTTATGAGAGTTGGAAAGTTGTAGACCGATATGATAACGACTAATTATGGAAAAAATAAAGTGCATCACATTTGATAAAAGTGCTCAGGATTCTCTCCCTGAGCATATCAAAGCCAAAATGAAAGCAGATAGAGAGAAAGCCAGAGCTAATAGCATCATATCCGATCTTGAAAAGAGCCGAAATTTTACAGGTCAAAATGGAGCATTCTCTGGGATCGTATCACCAGAATCTGTAGATGAATCGAAAAACACTGTATCTGTACAGCTCCAACTGAATGAGCGGTTTTGGTTTGAAGAATGGAACCTACAGCATGTAATATGGGGTTTTGAGAATGGAGATTATATTTGGACTGAGTAAATGGAATCATTTAACATACATAATTATGATAGATACATCGTAACTTTTTCAGGCGGGAAAGATAGTACTGCCTGTTTTTTATATCTTCTGGAGCATGGAGTACCTAAAGACAAAATAGAACTTTGGCACCAGGATATAGATGGTAGAGATGGAGCCTTTTTTGACTGGGAGATAACTCCTGATTATTGTAGGAAGTTTGCCCAGGCTTTTGGTGTTAAGATTTACTTTCAATGGAAAGAGGGAGGGTTCAAAAGGGAGATGCTGAGAGAAAATAGCCTCACAGCCCCTGCCTGTTTTGAACTACCAGATGGATCCATAGGAAAGGCTGGAGGAACCAGGGGCAAACTCGCTACCAGGTTAAAGTTCCCTCAATCATCACCAGATCTATCAGTCAGATGGTGTAGTGCATACCTGAAAATAGATGTTTGTTCGACTGCAATAATCAATCAGGAGCGGTTCAGGAACATAAGGACACTTGTACTATCTGGAGAGCGTGGAGAGGAAAGCCCTCAGAGATCCAGGTACAACATCCTGGAACCTGATAAAGCTGATTTAAGAAATGGGGTGCGTTTCTTTCGTTATGTGGATCGGTTCAGACCTGTTCGAGATATGACAGAGGTTGAGATCTGGAACCTGATAAAGAAATACCGTATTCGTGTACACCCATGCTACTATATGGGATGGGGGCGGTGTAGCTGTAAATTCTGCATATTCGGGAACAAAAACCAGTTTGCCAGTGCTGCCAAAGTAAGCCCGAATCAGATTGATGATGTTATCATGTATGAGAAACGGTTCAAATGCACCATCAAGAGGAATACAGATCTGAGAACACTTGTAGATTCGGGAACTCCATACGCTGGTATCACTCCTGAACTTGCAAAACTGGCTACTCAATATGAGTACACTGAGAATATTATAATTGAATACCCAGAGGAGTGGATACTTCCTGCTGGAGCTTTCGGTGAAGCTTGTGGAGCTTCTTAAAGACAAAAGTAGAATATGGATACAGATAAAAGTTTATATGAAATAGAAATAGCCCTGGCAAAGCATAGTGATTTCAATTTTGTGAGGAATATTGTAGCCTACAATGTAAATGGGGAGAGTTCCAAACTCCCTATATTCCATGAATGTGACATGCTTGTACTTAATAAGTCTGGATACTTAACAGAAATTGAGATAAAACGCAGCTGGACTGATTTTATGGCAGATTTCAAAAAGGATCATGGACATGATGGGCGTGGATTGATAAAGTATTTCTATTATTGCATACCTGAGTGTTTGCTTGAAAAAGCTTATGATAAGCTTGAATCATTAGAAATAAACTACACTGGTATTATAACCTACACTGAGGATCTTAAAATTAATATACATGGCTACAGATATTTAGATCACAATAACAATTATCGCTATATCTGTAGAGAGCAACATCCTAACAGAAAACTATTCATTGAGGAACAGCTACAGGTAGCCAGATTTGGAGCCATGAGATCCGTAATGCTAAAAGAAAAACTAATAAATCTAAGGTAGGGCATGGAACAGGATAGGGATTTTCTTCATAGTCAATTAGTGAAGCTCGGAGATATGATGGGTGATGGTTTACACCATGAGCCAGGAGGCGGGTGGATCAGCAGGGAATATAATAAAATATGTCGGATTCTTTTCCCTGATATGATCACGAAAAGAGACTATAGCAAGAGAAATGAAGCCGTAGGGAAATGGTGCAACTCACATCAGTGTTCTCAGTGCAAAGGAGTGCTAAAGCAAACGAGGAGCGGATCCCTGAGAGTTGTTTGCCAGGATTGCGGGGCAAAGTTCCAGCTATCAAAAAAATAAATCACTAAGTAAATAAGCGGGTGGAAAACAGTAGGCAGTAATCAGTATTAGTGGGATGCTATTGATAGATCACATCAAAATACCAGGAACCATCTACCTCCAGAAGTCGTGCGGACGTGATCAGTACGTGTACAAGGTTCCAACAGTCGCAGGAGGGAACCACTTAGCTATAAATTTCACCCGCTTTGTTTGTTATATGTAATAAAAAGAACTATTTTTGTGTTCGATAAACACAGTTGTATATGAGAGATGAAATGATAATGAAGATAGCTCATGTGGCTCAAATGAGTAAAGAGGATGTGATAGAAAAAGTGAAAGAGTATCGCATTCCTATCAGCCACATATATGATTTTTATATGGCTTTTGGTAAGTTTCCTACAGAAGCAGAGCACAACGCTATAGCTGCTTATGGTGTGGACAAAATAGCAAAGGTTGCATCAAAACAGCAGTTCAAAGTTATACACATAGAGCTTGAAACCCCATACAAGGGCAAAAAGCACTACTACTATGGATCCAAAGCAGCTATCTACCAGCATCTACCAGAGGAGATAGTAGGCATTAAACTGGAAAGCCTTTGGAATGTGGATCTGGATCAAGAGGAGTACAAGAATAGGCTCTGTACCATTCGTATGGGAGCACTCAGGAGAAAGCAAACCCTCAGAGGTGGATATAAGAAAGGAGGTATAGATGATAGTAACGTATAATGAGAGATTAGTATGGAGAATAGCCCCAGATAGCCTCAATGCCCAAAGGATAAATATGAGACTGGCTATATTGAAATTCAAAAGAGCATTATCTAAAAGTTTACGATTATGTTAGGAGCTATCATAGGGGATATAGTAGGATCCCGCTTTGAATTCAATAATACGAACAGTACGGATTTTGAGCTGTTCACAGATGAATGTAGCTATACGGATGATACAATCTGTACCGTTGCTATAGCTGATGCGATCCTGAACAAAAAGAGCTACAAGGATAGCCTCCTGGAATGGTGTAGGAAATACCCGAACCCTAAAGGAGCCTATGGAGCCTCTTTTGCTCGCTGGATTCATGAGAAAGATCCTCAGCCATACAACAGCTATGGAAATGGATCCGCTATGAGGGTTAGCCCTGTAGGATGGCTTTTTGACAGTTATCAGAAAGTGCTTACCCAGGCTCAGCTCTCAGCCCTGCCAAGCCATAACCATATAGGCGGGATCTTTGGTGCCCAGTGTGTAGCTGATCTTATATTTCACCTTAGAACTGGAAAGATTGATAAGGAAGCTATAAAGAGATGCGTAAAAGCCTCATTTGGTTATGAGATCAGATCTGTGAATCACATCCGTAAATTTAACAGCTTTAATGAGACGTGTCATGTGACAGTTCCCCAGGCTATAAGTTGTTTCCTGGAGGCTAACAATTTTGAGGAGACTATCAGGCTGGCTGTATCTATCGGTGGAGACAGTGATACTATTGCTGCCATTGCTGGATCCATTGCAGAATCATATTATCCTATGCCTATGGAGATATGGAAACAGACTATGGATTTTCTCCCAGATGATATGCAAAGAGTGATAGGTGATTTTTATATGAGGTGTAATAAACATAATTTAGCAATATAATGAGCAAAATAGTAGATGAAATAATAGTCGGTATCAGCCGTGCCCTGGCTGTAGACAGTGAATATCTTAAATTCACAGTAAAGCAATGTGAAGCTAAAGGAGTACTAACTGGTCAGGAGCTTAGGCAGCTGTCAGAAATGGGCATTCCTGTCACAAATATAGGATCCAATGTGTTAGGAATCAAAGCTAATGAATTCTTTGAGCAAACAAGAGGCGGGCAATTGTCATACGGTGATCTTCTTTGTGTATTAGGCATCTTTGCCCAGGATTGCATGATCAGTTATCAACAGAAAAGAATCAATAAGTACAATGGCTAAGGATTGGAATAAAGAGGGGTTTTTCTCTGGGATCACAGAGGACTATTCTAATTATAGATGGTACAAGGGAGAGAAAGAGAACCCATACCAGGGTGATGATAAGCAACCGCTGGCAGCATCATTCTGGATCTATGAGCGTGATTTCCATCTCAGCTACCTGGATGCGATTGATACCAGCAAAACACTTGAAAAAGCCTACCAGGAATGGAAAGAGCAGCTATTAAAGGAACATTTACCTGGTAAAGCTCCAAACCCGAACGGAGATACAACAGACTGGGAGAAGGTGTTTGAGATAGGTAAATCAATAGAATAATTGCTTTTTATTGTATATTTGCTGCATAACTTATATGCAACAAAAAACATGAAAAGAATTTTATTTACAACGCTTTGCCTGATGGTATTATTATCGGGATGTAGCAATGATGATGAGACAGCTGCCTATTCGGAGAAGCAACAAAAGGCATTGTCTGTATTTAATGGTTCGTTTGCGGATTATCAGTATTCAAATCTCGGTTCTCAACCAGGATCTAACTTGCTCGGAGATCCAGATATTATAAACTTTGGAATTCAGTATAATGAACCTTTGGAGCTTCGTGCTGATGATTACATGGATGGATCCAAATATATGGGTGAAGCTCATGGAGAGTGCGTATATAGGAAATTTGTAGTTGATGAATATGAGGATATTCCATGTTATTATAAAGTATCTTATGATGCGTTAGCCCTCACACTATATCGAAAATCAAATAAAGAGCAATATCATCATTATACACTATTTATTGATAGCTCCACTGAATTTAGGCTATATCAAAGTGGTTTATCTCTACCTTTCATCTTCAAAAAACAATAAATAAAGCAGGGTTATTCCTGCTTTTCTTGCATATATCCAAAAAAGCTGTAGAGTTTCCTTTCTTTCAGGTACGAAAGATTATGCTGGTTTTGATAAGCCTCCTTTTCAAAGCTGATGCTCCTGTATGCTGTTTTCCTGTCAATGATAAGCCTGATCAGCCACTCAATAACATACCACACATAGAAAGGTACATAAAGCATCTCTCTCATTTGAGCCGTGTGGATCCTCTCATGATTTAACACTACATCATTTATCTCAGCATTGCCTCTCACAAACAGGATCCAGAACAGATTAATAGCTCTAAATCCTTTGATTGGAATAATTTTGTTTCGTATTATTTTCATGCTTTTAATCAATTTCTTTTATCTGTTTCCACATCACAGCAATATTTTTATCAATCTCTATCAGATCTGTAATATGGACAATACCATGCAGAATAGTGGCGTGTGTACGATCGCATAGCCTACCTATCAAAGAAAGGCTATACCCCCTATCATACAATAATTTCCAATACAGTTGCCTGGCTTCCGATATATTCTGGCATCTTTTCACCCCCAGTATGTCCTCTACAGACACATTTGTTATTTTTGACACTTCTGTTACCATAATCATTATACCTCCTCCAATTGAATTACCCAGGTACCAGACCTGTAACCATATACTTTTTTAGCTGTTTCCTGAGCCACGCTAACAACCTTAAAGCGGGATCCTCCCCTGAACAGGATCTCATCCTCACTCACATAGGGAGCGTGTGTGATCTTTCTCACATCAGCTCCATATTTACTCTTGATCACCAGCATCACATCCTTACCAAAGATGGTAGTGGATTCAATATTTGTAGTTGATGATAAAAAGGCTTTATTTACAAATGGCTTTCCCGATGATAGGCATCCTTTCAGCTCGTCTATGTATTTATCAAGCATAGCACTATCCATACTCACACCAGAGAACACCTTACCCTCATAGCGTGGGAGCTTTTCCAGGACACTATTCATCCCTGGATAGTATTTCTGACACAATCCTCCATAGTCGTTTACCTTACCGAAATATCCATCTACAACATTGTACCCCCAGTTATTACACCATTTGGATCCATAGGTGTATCTTGTTACCAGGCTTAGATCCTCAGCTGGGATCTTTGATTTTTTACCAAAGCCCTCAATGCGTTTCCAGTCAGTAGGGCTACATCCGTTATCGACATTGAACACCCCGCCTACAGGAGTATTAGCACTCCTGTTTATAGGTGAATTCTTGTATTCAGCCAGGGCTTTAGCAGCCTCCTCCTCTGTTTCTCCCAGGATCTTTGACAGCTTACCCTGTTTGCTCATGTATTTCTCAGCAAGATCTTTCTTGTATTCAGCCAGGGCTTTGTGGGCATTATTCACCTGGTAATCCCACTGGGATCCATATTTAGTAAAAGCATCCTCATAGGATAACTGGAGCATTGCAAGCTGTTCCCTTTCTTTAGGTGTGATCCATAGATCAATCTGGGTATCATTTATTGACTGCTTAGCTGCTTTCTTTATCCTGGATTTCTCCAGATCAGCGATCTTATCTGCTGCTTTCTGTGTCAGATCGTTTATTGATGCTGTATTGCTTTTGCTGATTGCGTCCTGGAGCTGTGTGTATAGATCTTTCAGGGAGCTGCTTTTGCTCTTATACCCCAGAACGGACTGAGCAGAATCTACAGCCAGCTGCAAATCATACTTTGACTGAACAGTAGCCAGTTCTTTCTCCAGCATCTTAACCATCTCTGGAGATGTAGGGAACTTATTCTTTTCACCAACCCAGTTGATTTCAAAATTCAGTTTCTTTATCTGGTAAGGTAGATCTCCAGTAGCTATATTTTCCTTAAATGAATCAAAAGCCCCATAGAGCTGCGTTACGCTCTCCTCTCCATATTTTGATACCAGACTATTATGATGCTTCTGTTCGGGTGTGAGAGGCTGTAGGATTTCCTCTATAGCCTTTTTATTGTCCTTTATGAAATATGGTAGAGTGCCTTTGTCCTGAGCAGCTTCCATTCTTTGCTTATTGTCCTTTATCCAGGCTTGAAACCCATCAGGCAGATCCTCCACTGTTTGCGAGCTTTCAAGAGGCTTAACATTGTCCTCTGATAGGATCTTATCAATCATATCATCAATCTCCTCCTGTTTTGCCAGGATCGGAACCCTGTAACATCTACAGTTCGGGTGCCATCCAGTCCATTTGAAGTCTTTAGGATACACACCCACAAGAGACTGGCACACCTGGCACGGATACGGATTATTAGACCTCCTGATCTCATAGCCTGTAACAAAATCAAGCTGCTGCCAGCGTTCGTGCTCAGCTGCTCTATATGCCATGTTAGTCTCAGTTCGTACTAACCGCTGGGCATTTCGGTATGATGATCTATACACCCCCTGTCCTGGGTGATATTTTTTAGGTGTATCATCAATCCATTTGTAACTTTGAGTATCTGGATCGAATTGCCTGCGTTTCCAAACTCTTGCATAGACAGGCTCCCCATCTTTATCCTCTCCTTTCTTTACCCGAAACCTACGATAGAACCTATCAGGATCCTGGAGGTACTCCTGAACCTTTGAAGCCAGTTTATTGGATCCAGTGCCCTCACCTATTGCCAGATCTATAACAGTCTCCAGCTCCTCCCTGAATTGCCCTGTGTATTTCCAAACCTTTTGAGACAGGTTAAGCCCTCCATGTTCGGACTTCCTTGCAAAAAAGGCATCCATAGCCTCCTTATTATGCTGGAAAAAGCGGGCAAAATGATTGTCCTGGATCGACTTTTCACCAAATACACTCTTAACAAGATCATCATTATGAGTATTGGAAAACATCCATTCCTTTGTGACATCTCCACGGATCTCTTGATATACTGAGCTGTACATCTTTTTCAGTATGGCTGTAGCATCATCACCATAGCCATAATCAGTAAAAGAGAACGGAGTATCATCCTCCAGCTCTGTACCTTTTACAAGATCTACCAGCTGTAGCATGTATTCCAGATAGATCTTTCGTACATTCTCAGCATAGCCCTCTGTACGATTAAACAGCTCTTTCTGGAGCTTTGTGGAATTCACATATTTACCTTTACTCATAACGAATCATCACTTTTTTACAAAGTCGTTGCACTTCCTGGGATAGTTCCCCATCATGTAGCCTCCAGGGTTAGCCCTCAGATCCGAGCATCCAATCAGATGATTTTCAACTTTTCCGATGGATTTTTTGCAGTCCTCACACCTTACCCACGGCTCCTCTTTCTCTGGTTTCTTTGCCATTACTCACCCTCTTTCAGGAAGCTGTTCAGAAGCTCTCTTTTTGTAGCAAAACACTCATAGAATACATAACTATCCTCTCTGGCTTTATCTAAAGAGGTTGCTCCAGATATATGATCTATATACATCTCCCTGGATGTGGATGGAGCTGTAATAGTTATTTCTATCCTATGCACTTCAAACTGATAAGGTTTATTGTTTTTCATCACCCAGACCTTATCCCCTGGGTTGAATACAGTTGTTACTTCCATTATTCAGCAGCTTCATAGGTTTGCTCAAAAATATCAGGCTTACATGGGTAAAATTCACCTTGAACGCCTTTGATTATCCAGTCTCCAGCTTGTGCTGTCATTACTCCCTCCAAAGTCGGTATTTGAATAACTCCAAGTTTAGACTGAGAATAGTCAATAGTAGCCCCGCTACCTTTCATGAATGTTTCTGTAATCAAGTGATTTGCTCCGTTCCATTGAACAGCTTCGATCACTACAGGTTTCTTTCTATACTTTGCCATAACTAATTAGATGGGTTTTACAAAGCCTCCCCAGGGCTATTATTGTTATTCAGCCTCTCCAAAGGCATCCATTTTCATCATCTCTCTTTGTCTCTCCAGAGCCTCAGCCTGTTCCTCTTTGATACGTGCCAACTCTACCTTAGCATTCTTCACCAGGTAACTCATCTCTATAGTTGTCTGTAGAGACAATGCACCAGCTCCATACTGTTTTAGAATATCGGTCAAAACAGCACTCATATCCTCTCCAAACGGCTCCTGGAATTCGTGCCCTATTTTCAGAGCTTCATACTTAGCCTTATTTGGGTAATCCAACACATTGCCCAGAATAGCCAGAAGCAAGTTAGATGCTCTGGTCATATAGCCATCATGGGTTTCTTTGCGTTTCTCAGCTTTGATCACAGCAAGCATCATCATTTGTTTAAGTGCTTTGGCTGATACATCGCTCAGGCTTTTCATGTTGTCAAAATCAACGTTCGGGGTGAAAGTCTTAGACAGGATATTCTTATCCAATCGCTCATATTCGTTTTTCTTATTCTCTGGTGCATTGTCGTATGTGAGATAACGAAGCTCCCCACCGTTTTTAAGTATGAATAGTTTCGCCTCCTCCTCAGCTTTTGGCAAAGAGTTCAGAATATCAGCCGTTGCAACCATAGCAGGATTTGCAAACTGATCATTCACATCTGCATCAGTGGATCCCATAGCCTCCACACGGTTGATCATGGGCTGGGCACCATCGTGCTCTACTTCCTGCTCAAAGATGATAGCGGGGATCTTTTCCACCACGTTATCAATCATCTGAACCTCCCAGCCTATAGTGGAACGCTTACACAGAAAGATGGTATCAGCTGTATAAATATCAACGTGGTAAACTGTTTTGTTTCCAGCCTCAGTCAGAGAGTACCCCCAGGCAAATGCTTTCAACCTCTTGTATTGATCTTTGATTGTGTAAATATCATCGTTGTTAGACTTTGATAGCACATTCAGGATCAGCTTTGGCTTTCCATCATCATCCCTGTAAATATGATAGAGAATAGCAGCTGTACCCTCAGCTCCAGCCATCCTCTTACACTCCCTCACATGGGCATCAAAACGGATCTCTTTGAGTAGGTTCTTGTATGAGTTGTAAGCCTCATCTGTACCCTCACTCTCTTGTGTCCATTTCACTGGTCTGCCATAGAGAAAAACAAGAGCGATCTCATTAATAAACTTCTGGTATGGAACTGGTATTTTCCATCTCTTTTTCCACCTCAGGAAATTGCCCTTTTTATCAAATATGGCTTTATCCTTTCGGCTCATGATCTCGTGACTTTCCACGTTGTAATCTTTCAGATATTGCTGTGCAGCAGTGGAATGATCACGCATAAAGTTCAAAGCCCTGCCTACATCCTTTGAAGCCAGAAGCTCAGCGAAATTCTGCTGATAACCTACAGCAGCCTTAATTTCATTTGTTAGAACATTAAAAAATCCCATAATTATTATATTTTAGCCTGTTAATCCTAATCTCCTCTCTATATCATCTGGTATATCGTACTCGTTATAGTCGAACCAACAACGCATCAGGAACATATCCCTCCAGTCTGGTGAACATCCTATATCTTGCTTGATCTCCTCTTTCGGTTTTAGCTTTAGCTTACCATCGCTATCCACATCCCAGGTTTGCAATTGCTCCAGCTCCAGAGCTATCTGTTCTCTATCCTCCTGAGTTACCAGATCGGGATCCACACCCACCTCAGAGGCGTTAATGTGTTCAGCCAGCTTGTAGCCACATTGAGTTTGTAGGTTCTGATAGTTCTCACCTCCAAACGGTCTGCCATTGTTGGTAAAACCTTGTATATCGCAGTTATCAACTACTCCACCGCCCACACCATCCTCATCAGCAATACAATTCCTGTTCGGGATCCTGTACTTTTGCTGGCACCTGATTATGTATGCCTGGATCTCTGTGGTTTTACTAACAGCAAAGCATCTCAGATCTATTATCTTGTATCCATCCCATACAGCGATACGAGCGTAATCAGATCCGAACCTGGCTATATCAGCTGTCAGATAGTAGGTGCCTGTTATGATTGCCAGCTTATTCCCAAATATTGCCATGATAGCATCATAGGAACATAAGGCGTTCGGGTTATCATCATAATCCCAGTTACCTTTCAGCAGGCGTTCCTTTTTCACCTTATCAGAAGTGGATGAGAGAGCCTCTATGTAGTCTTTTTCGATGAATGGATTCTCTTGTACAAGGCATGTGAGGAAAAACATGTGCCCAGGAAGCAGATCCTGTTTACTTGGTTTATAAAACACCTGGTACATCCAGTTCTTTTTAGGGTTACATGTGATCAGGATCTTTCTCAAAAGTCCATATTGATCATTCATGTGCCTACCTATACGAGTTTTCAGGGTATCATAAGCTCCAAAGTTCACCTCTCCACCCTCTTCAACCCATCCACCTGTGTACTCGATGGATCCATAGCGTTCATACAGTGGATCACTGGGGATATATCGCAAATCCAGCATATCTATCCTGGATCCATTGTAGAATTCGATATAATTAAGTTGTCCATTGTACTTATACAGAACATCTCTCTCAATGCCATAGGCAGCAGCTACTTTGTTGAAAGTGATAAGAGTGGACTGGGTGATACGCTTCAAGCTTTCACGTCCGCAAAACCACTTAGTACCAGCATAAGCAAGGCAGCTAAACATAAGCCAGCTTGCACCAGTCCATGACTTAGCCCCTCCAGCAGCTCCACCGTACAATAACTCAACATGAGATTTATCAGTAAGGATACGCAAAGCCTGATCTTGCTTTTCGTGCTTCAAGCCCTCCCTGGATGTGATGAAATCAAAACACCCACGTTTGAACAGCTCTATTTTCACTGCAAGAGCCATAGGCAACTGTATATCTTTACTTTTTGCCATAGATCTTTTCGAGTAGTTCGTTATACTTCAATAATTCATCAGTGGAGAGAGATGATAAATCAGGAGAGAGAGAGCCTGAAAGGTTAGCGTTCAGATCTCCCTCTATCGTTTGGGTTGCTTTTCCGAATATCCGATCAAAGATTGAATCTATTGTATTGGTTCGTCCGTATCGTATATCAGATTGAATAGCTGAGATGATGTTGAGTACCCACACTGGAGTAGTACCATCCTCTTGCTTTGCATTCTCAATTATGGTTTTAAGCTCAGCGGGCGTTCTTTCCATCAGGTACTGGATGATCTTGAAATAATCCTCTTTACTCAGTTCATGTTTGACCTGTTTACCTGTGAGCTTCTTTAGTTGATTGTATAGGGCGGGCTTCCTGCCATTTTTCTTTGGCTGGTTATCAGAATCAAATCTGTTACCGACTGTATTTCCTTTTTCAAATTGAGCCATCCCGTTGTTTTTCCGTTGTTTTTCTACATGTGTTCTACAAACACACTTTTAAATCTAAAAAAATCAGATAGTCGTTCTACCTGATTCCTTATGTGATCTGGTTCTTATTGATTCTCCTGTTCCTGGTACTTATTCCAGAACCATTTAACAAGATCATCACCTGATTCATCGTAAGCATCAAGTTTCTCCTCTAACTCATTAGCCATATCCAGGACTTGATTCATCGCTTGCTGCTCCTCCTCAGAGGAAAAGAATGGGCTGTAACCTCCATCTATGTACTTCTGAACTACAGCCTTTTGTTTCTCGTTTAATACAATTTTGTTCATAGTAGCTATTTTTTTTATTGTAACTCATTACAAATATAGTGGTTACAGTTTATACTTTTTGATTATGTCCTTAACTCCATTGGTGTACTTATCAGCTTTACCATGTACAGCCTTAGTACTAACCTCAGCAAAGAACTCATTTACATTGGATGTAGCATATTTGCCATATCCTGTTTTCTTTTTGTCCTTTTTCCAACTTTTATAGAGGGAATTCACGCTCTTACTTGCTGCTTTTGCGTTCGGAGATGAAAGATTTGAGTTCCAGGTAGCATGTGCCAGCTCATGTGTGATGATATGAGCTACTGGCTTGTTTGTTTTGGTTAGGTGCCCAGATTTATAGCCAGCCTCAGCCCATTTAGCTATACTCTGAGTAGTTGTACCCTTTCCATTGAACACGGACTTATTAAGAACTACCTGTTTAGATACTCCATTTGCTGTTATGTGAACACCTCCCACACCAGCCTCCAGAGTAGCCAGCTTAATATCTTTCTGCCTTACACCCAAAACAGAGTGAAATCTTGAAATTCCCTCTTTCACCGATTTGTACACAGCTGGGTTGCTTATAGAAGCCAGTGGCTCCATCTTACCGACCTTTCCCTTGTAGCTGGAATCATTTTCACGCAATCCACCACTTTTAGGAGGTTTACTATTGCTTCCGCTTGTTTTTGCCATACTTCGATTATTTAACCTTATATTTATTCAAATCAAACCCTCTTGGAAGTAGAAGCTCTTTCTCTCCTCCACCGATATACACCGCTTTTGTTCCTTTCGGAATCCTATAAGCATGTAGCTTGGCATCACCCCTGGAGAAATTACTTGCAGTTGTTACATCCAGGCTCGTAGAAGTGTATGCTTTATCCTTAGAGGAAAAGCTTCCATTCGTTCCTCTGTAAACGATAATATCATGTTTCAGAACATTCTTTTCGAGAACAGCATCAATACGGCTAACAGTTTTCTTCGTTTCGGCTGAAAGCTTTCCAGATCGCAATTCTCCATTTATCTTTTGATATTTGATAGATGCGTATGTATCCAGGAAGCCAGCCTCCTTGCTTGTGAAATTTTGTGGTAAGCCTACTGATTCCTGTAGCTCTTTTTTGACTTTATCAAGCATCTTAACCTGAGATGTTCTTGAAAGCTTCTTAAAAGAGCCACTCTGAACAGCACTCAGATACTTTTCTGTGACTGTCGGGATCTGAATACTTGCAGTTTTGCCAGCAGAACTCATCGCTCCAGTAGTAGTACCACTCGTTTTAGCCATTGTTCCTCTTTTTCTTATCGTTAATAAACTGCTCTACATATACCAGGTTGTTTTCAGTGCAAAACTTCCTGATCTCATCACCTCCTCCATAAACAAGCAAATTAGGCTTTTCCAGCCCAGATATTTCCCTGGCTACTTCCAGCTCCATCTTTAGGTATTCGATCCGATCAGCATAACCACGAGTAAAAAAAGCATTGTATCCCTTTGGAATACCCATCTTATTATACTCCTTGAATTTTACCGACACATTTAGATCTGCATACACCTGGATCCCACACTCTTGAAAGTAACGGCTGATCCATCTCTTTTTGTAAATCTGGTGCAGTCCGTATGCTATCGGAGTGGTATCATAAACAGAAAGGTTAGGCTCAACCAAAGCCTTAACCCCACTTGTGAGGACTTTTACTGGATCTTTCCAGATAGCCTCAAACCTATAATCATCCACATAGAAATGGTATGTTATTACATCTTTTCTCAGCCTACTATCAGCCCCCCAGGGAGCAAATGGCAGCAGTAGCCTCCCCGCCTGTTTCTCCAGGAGTAAGTTTGGTATCTCAAACTCATTGTTGCTGTCATAAAGGCAGTCGTTAAGCATAGATTTGTAGAAAGCCTCCTTATCATCATAAGGCTCTCCATCTACATCCACATCAGGATCCTCATCAGATTCTGCTTTCGATTTCTTTTTACCTTTCTTACCATCAGCCTCTGGATCTGGGATCTGTAAGCCTATAAAATCAAAGTTTGTATCTCCCCAGTAATCATTATTGAGAGCTACGAAATCCCATTCCCCATTATTGATATTATCCCTCAGGACTATATCCTTTTCCTGTTCCTCGCTTAGTCCATGATACAGAACTGTAGGAACCTCCTCAATTTTCAGCTTTTTAGCTGCTTTGAGCCGTTGGTTCCCCGCTATAACTACAATCTCTCCAGTACGATCTGAGAGGGTAATAGGTCTATGCTTCCAAAAGCCATTGATACGGATAGAATCTACCAATCTATCCATATCAATCTTTGAGATCTTCCTGGGATTCTCTTTCAACAGAGAAAGCTCAGATACTTTTTTGTATATGATTGTTTCATCCATTTGAATCCTCCTCCTTTTCAGTTTCATCTATACTATCAGCCTCACTGTTACCTATCGACTGATCCTGATATTCAGGAGTGCCAGCTATTTTGCGTATAAGTTCAGCCATACGAGCCAAAAAGTACAATCTTTTTCGACCGATGAACATAAGGGAATGCCCATCATTCATATATCCAACTGAATAAAATTTACCTCTGAAACATACAGGTAATGGCAGTTTGTCATATATGACAATATACCCAGGATGGATGTTAGATATTACAGCTGTTCGATTATACCGACCATCCATAAATATATCAACCTTATCCCCAGCCTTTAGCGGTTTCTCTGGATACAGCTTATGTGTGAACCTTAGTAAGATCCACACAGCTATTAGCGAAAAAGAAAGAATAACTATACTTGTAATCATTGTGATTTGATTTACTTAGTTAATATGCAAATATACAAATAATGTGTTTGACAAACACACTTCAAGGCAATAAAAAGCAATAGAAAGCACTAAAAACCATATACTAACATGGCAGCATCCCTGGAATGCTCACTGGTTCTTTTTGCCCATTTGGTATAAACCTTGAACGTATCTGAGTACATTTTAGTGACGCTCCTCTTTGGTGCAACCATTTCAAACTTAACACCCAGATCTACAAGAAAATCCTCCCATATAGTAGCATCTCTTTTCACGGATCCTACACCCTGGAGCTTTTTCCTTTCCTCATCCCTTGACATCCGCTCTGTTCCAAACCATGTACGCTGCCTGGCATCCTCCACCCTTACAACTACCTTACCTGGATTCTGAGCATAAAGCTCCTCAACCGATTTCATAGCCTGGTGAATAAGAATTGTTTTCACCTCCAGGAGGCTCTTAGACTGGGTATCCCATACAGCATACCCAGTATTCTTTCCTGAATCTATACCCACATAAATCATTGCTCGTCCTCTTTATTGTCGGTTAATGATCCAGGGATCTGATACAGCATAACATTTGAATCATTACCTCTCTCTTTCCTGGATGGTAACAGCTGAGCCATCAGGCACTCATCAGGCAGATACTTGTAACGGATCTCTTTGATCACATGCAAGGGTACAGGGTGTTCACTCTTTATCTCCAATCCCCACAACCCATCCGTAATAGCAACAATCACGATGGTACACCCATGCAGAAAGATCCCCTCTTTGTATTGTCCGAAATCATCGGTTATTGATGGCTCTCTGTTTGCAGTTTCCTGGAGCTGCTTCACAAACTCAGGGTTAAGCCTTTTCTTTTTCCAGAAATCAGGATAGTGCACCCGATTCGTTTTACTCTCCGTTGATGGTTTAACGGATAATATACCAGGTTTATCAGATCTCACCTGTTTGTCCTCTTGTAGCTCTCTGAGAGCCTGTTTTGATTTGTCTTGCATGATTTATAATTAATTAAATGGTGAAACAATTTTGAATATCTCTTTTGTTAGATAGATGTCATAACTGGCATCGTGTAACTTATCACTGGATACCTCTATACCCAAAGCAGCAGCTACAGTAGCAAGTTTGAAATTCTCCATATCAGCCCGCTTTGATGCAAGATACGGTGTAGCCATAACCATCAGGTCTATGCTGTTACTCCAGAACCAGGATCCGAAATATTTATCTCCATTCTGGAGGAACCAACCCCTTAGAAAGTTGTTATCAAAGCCAGCATTATTGAATCCAGCCAGAAAGAACTTATCTTTCTTATCAAACCGATCTACATACTTATCCAACATTGCCATGAACTGAGAGAAAACAACCTCCATCGGAGGATATGCCAGGATCTGCTCCTTTGTTACACCAGCCACATCCAGAGCCTCCTGGGTGATTTCTGCTTTCGGATTAGGTCTGACTTTGAAATCAAAGGTTTCTTTTGTCACTCCATCTATAGTAATCTCTCCACTAAGCTGGTGAATCCCATGCTTATTAGGCATTACGCCTGTTGTTTCCAGGTCAAAAAATAATATCTTCATTGTCTATTAAATTTGAATGTTATCAATTAAATTTCTGAGTTTTTGAACTTTATTAGGATGTTTTTCGAGAGCATCTAAAGAGGTTAGACATGTATAGATCCTATAAGCATCCTGATCACTTATTACATCTATGTCAAAAAGGTTATCACTAATTTCTCCTATCCAGTGATCTATTTCTTGACTGAAAGTAAACAATACACCTACATCTATTTCGGCTCCACAATTTTCGCATAGCTCAAAATCATCATCCTCAGGAGAGTATTCTGTAGAATATCTTATTTCTTCAAACTCCTGATCACCAGAGCAATCATGAACTTTGCTGAAAGAAGAATAACCTTTCTTTTTCAACTCCTCGTTTCGTTCGGATACTATTTTTTCAATACAATCAGAGCAATAGGATTCACTCCCATCCACTTCACAAACTTGATCACCACATCCATCAACACCTATGAGATAATGCAAGCTACTTCCTTGAAAATACTCTCCCTTATTTTTTATTATATCAAAGGCTTTCATATCTTTTTAAACTTGAATTTTACATATCCAATGTGATTATAGCACTCTTGCATTTTTGCAATCACTTTCCTGTACGAATCCCTACCAGCGACTTTGATAATATCTTTCTTTAGCTTTCGGGGTAACTTTGCTTTGGGAGGATCTACACATATAGGCGTTACCTCCACTGTGATCTTTGCCATGTTGTTTTATTTATCATATGTATTACACTCCTTAAACTCAGTTATCTTATCCCTTATATTCTGAGAGATCCAATTGAAATCACCCTCATTATACCCTGGTGAGCATCCGTTCTGGATCCGCTCATCATTAAATGCTTTCATTCCCATAGCATCAACAAAGGATGCAATAGATTCAGCGATCAGAATAGCAGCTTTATCATCCATGTTATGCCGTTTTAGTGCCGTTTTTCAGCTGTTTAACTGCCTGCCTGAGGCTACCTGTTTTATCCAGGAGTTTGGATAACTGGCAAACATTCACACACTCCTCCCCATCCATATAAGCCCATATTTTCATAAGAGATTCAGATATGATCTTTGCCTCTTTGGTATCTTTCAGAGCTGAATTAGCATCTTTATTTGTTGCAGTTTTCTTTCCCTGGCTCTGAGCTTCATGCACTGTTTTCTCAACAGCCTCTACTTTCTGCTCCTCTGTCTCATAGCTGGATGCAATATCACGAGCAGCTTTAGCTGAAATGTGATTGTTTTCAATTCGCTGGAGTATCTCAGGAGGGAGATCCATCATAGATAAACACTTACTTACAAAGGCTGGAGATTTTTTGAACTTTTCAGCTATCTCTACCTGGGTGTAACCATAGTTATCTTTGAACCGTTTGAACATGATACCACATTCGTATTCGGTGAATTTCTTACCCTCGTTTCGCATCATCTGCTCTATATACAGATCCTCAGGTTTAGAGTTCTTGCTAACATACATAGCTTTGATACGTTTGATGTCCACACCCTCAGCTATAGCTGCCATAGTAGCTCTGTATCTCCTCTCTCCATCGACCAGCTTATATTTTTCTACACCATCCTCATCCTTGAATGGGATCACTGATATAGGATTAAGAACCCCTTTGGCTATAATCTGATCTTTAAGCTCATCCAGATCAAAATCCCTCCGAACGTTGAAATCTTGCATCACCACTACATTACGTGGATCTATCTGGTAAATATCTGTTCTCTTTGTAGCATTAGTTTCCATAATCATTTTTGATTTTGTTGTAAGACTTTAAGTGCAGATAATGGATCTTTCTCACAGAGAATATTCCATTTCTTTATGTTTTCGTTTACACGAGCGTAACACCTGATGCAGATGCTATTCGCTTTTTCAATCCTACCAGAGCCATATACCCAGTGCATACCAGGATAAAGGCGAACATTTTTCATTATTTTTTTAGCAACTCTCTGTTTCATTTTACTTGACTATAAAAGAGTGAAATACTAAACGACCTCCCATCATCTGAAAGGTACTTACATACTCCAAATTATCACTATCTGGAACATCATGCCCAGTACCGTGAATCCTAATAGTTCTCGCTTCATTTCTGGGAGCTGTAGGATTCACTAAAGCCCAAATACATGGTACCTCTCCCTGGCTCTGAATAGTAAGAACCTTTGCACCAGTAGGCAATAATACCACTTGCTCATCTGCTACCTCAATGGGGTACTTAAAAATCTTTTTCATATCAATATCTATAATCAGTGAAATGAATAATTTTACCAGAGAATGATCCTGATTTTCCATGAAAGAACCACTCTATAAAATCCTCCAGGCTAAGCCCATCGTTTTTAGCGATAATAGCAGGATCCACACCTTTACCATTGACCTGAGCCATGATACACTTAGTTTCTCCAGAATATTCCATCTGTATTTTTTGCAGGCCTATACCATCCTCTCTGGTTCGCTGGGTTAGATCCCTTTGCTCAGAGTTGTAAGGTCTGCCAGTCCATTCTTTCATAGCCAGATACATTACTCCAGCTTTAATCTTGGCAAATCGTTTCTCCCAGATACCTTTAGCATCATGCCTGATAGTATGTATCTTTTCCTTTCTTTCGATTTTGCCCTCAAAATCAGTCTTTTCTCCAGCTCTCTTATGTGTGGCTGGGAATGTTTTACATAATGGTAGAATTGCTTTTTTCATTTTTATTGCAATTTGTTCACTTAGTTATTCTTTACTTGCTGGATAATAAGCCAGCGTTAATACATCATATTGCTGTCTGACAATAGCAAACTGATATGTACATTTGGTACCTGGTACGGAAATAAAATCATGGTTATATCCATCCTTTTTATGTCTTTCGACCTCGCTATTATTCTCAAAGTAGGATTTCAAGCTGATGATCATATTCTCATAAAAATCATTCCCAAAAGATTCTATAATCCTGGATTTATTTCTAAGAGCAAACCTCATTTCCTATAACTTTTATTCTGATAATGAACTCTCTCAAACATCTCCTGGATCCTGTCATAGATCCTCAGTCCATAGCGTTCCTCAAATTCATTTTCTCCCAGGTTAGATGTAGCGATGGTAAAAAGCTGTTTGTCATATCGGGCATATATAAGCTCTACAACAGGAGAGAACTCATTCCCCCAGCTTTTTACGCTGGCAGGCTCAGTTCCTATATCATCAATGAATATCAGCTCATCATTTTTCAGGCGGTTGAAATGAGCTGGATCATCAGCTACACTCTTTGCTACTTCTAAAGCAGAAATTCTCCTCACTCCTTTCCTTTCGGATGATACACTACTGTTATACAAAATGCTTATAAGATTGCAGATGGCACGCCCCAGGGTTGATTTTCCTGATCCAACGGTACCATAGAGTAGTAGCCCCACTTTATAGTTTCCTGTTAGCCATTTGGCTGCTTTAGCTATCTTTGCATTAGTTTCAGTATCATTCATAAAGGGAATCATTCTTTTGTCCACTTCCTGTTTGTAGCACATCCAGAGCATTTCACGAATAGTATTCTCATCGAAATTTGTTATTCTAAATCGTGTCTCTAAAATTCTCGCCTTTTGCTGTTCCAGAATTTGCTGGAACCGTTTCTGTAAATCGCTGTCCATTTTTTTGTATCTCCTCGTTATATCTACCTACAACCCAATTAAGGATAGCCAGATAGTCAGATTTATACTTCTTACCTTTTGAGCCTTTGTAATTATTAAGTATCTGAATCATTCGATCAGCCCCCTCTTTTGTGTGAGCCTCTACCAGCTTCATATATTCATCCCTGGTCAATGTCACATTATCAGCATACTTGTGTTTTTTCGCCTTTTCTACCTTATCCTGCTCATCTGATGATAAGGGTGGGGGTGTAGGTGGATCAACTGGAGGAATTACAGGAGGTGCCTGTTCTGGTTTCAAAATCTTAGCCTTAGTTACATCTCCTCCCTTTTTGCCAGCTGAACGCCTCTTTTGCCTTATATCCTCATCTCTAACCATTCTCCTGGAAAATATAGCTCCATCAGAACGAACTGAGCAAACACCATTGTCTATCAATTTATCCAGCCATGAACCAGAACCAGAACTATCTAATCCTATCATGCGTACAATTTCCTCCCTGGTGTACGGTTGATTGTTAGGCTTTACCATTACTCCACGCTCAACGCTTTCCCACATGTAGCAAATCATGTCAAACCATAGCCCCCTCAGATCTGGAGGTAATACTTTTACCTCTGGGCACTTTAGCCAATCTCCAACGTAGAAAGGCATTGCTGGTAAGTCTTGTTTTTTTGCCATAATTGTGAGTTTATAGAGGACTACCTTTTACAGTAGCCCTCCAGGTAATTGTTATACTTCAAGAATTGCAATCTCAGGAGCAATCTCCTTGATCTTCACCAGTACCTGATCTATGCAAGTGTCACGGTAAGATTCTACCATTTCATTTGCACCAGGAGAAACAAGCTGTAGATATACATCTCCATCGCTCAGGTAGTGATCAAATTCAACATCAATAGTTTCCTTTGGTGTGCCTTTGAAAACTGACAGGACTACAGAAAAGCTCTTTGGGAGGTTGCTTTCAACCTGTTGTCTGAAAACCTCAGCTCTTGATCCCGATGGATCTTGCTGCTTTTGGATTTCCGATTTTGCATTTGCAGTAAAGTTTTTCAATGCAGATACCATCACCATACATTTCTCTTTGTCCTCAAATACACCACGGTTCAATCTCAGGAATTGTCCTAATCTTGCTGGCTCCCAGGCTTTGCTTTCATTGTTGATACCAAACTTTGCAAACACATCAGATAACTGTACGGTACCAGAGATTGTGTTTTTGTTGTAACCATCCGTTTCATTGATGATAAGCTCAATGCTCATCTTTTCACGGTTCACTCTTATATTTGCTTTCTTCTGGTCGATTGTATCCACACGTTTTAGCAACCAATCAAAGGGAGTAGAGATAATCCCGCTAACGCTGATACTTTCAGGGGCTTTTGTCGCTAACACTTCTGGAGCTTTTGCAGCTGTACCCTCTCTCAAAATGATTTCAATCGGTTTTGAAACATCAACACCCTCATGAATGTGAACCTGTAATTTTTCTTCTTTTTCCATTTTTTTGTAATGAATTAAAATATTAATACTTAGTTATCTGTACCAGTTCTCCGTAATGCCTGGAAAGCTGTTCTTTGTCGCTCCTCCTGCCTGATGTCTCTTTCTTCCAGCAGATAACCCTCAGGAGAATACCAGCCCACTTTACCCTCATCTGGATCAATGAATTTGTAGCACTCATCTTTCACATATTCACCTCCAGATTTCAATTCCTCCAAGATCTTACCTACTCGTTCACCAAGTGGTTTAGTCTTGTTTTTGAATTCAGATTTGATTTCAGCCAGCTCCACATCCAGCTCCTGGATCATAATGGAAACCTGAGCCAGCTCAGCACGTAGATCATTGATCTCACTTTGATCAAACTTCCTGGTGTAGCTCCTTTCCTCAATCTGATCACAGCTGTCTCTCAGGATCGTTGCTCTTTGTTCTATCGGAGTATCCGATAACATGATTTCTTTCATTCTTTTAATCCTCCTTTACTTTAAAATTAAACATGTGATATTTAGCCCATAGCTTGATAAATTGCCGTCCGAAATACCGTGCCTTTTCTTGTGTTTCCTGGCACAGGCGGAACCCAACGCCCGCATACGAGTACGAGGAGCGATCACTCGTACCCAGATAACCGAAACCCGCACCCGCACCAAGACCCGCACCAGCAGACAAGAGGGCACCCCTATCCTCAGCACTCATATTGTTGATCTCCTGTTGTGTGTATAAGGCAGTCCAAACCCACCAGTAAGTCTCTTTTCCCTCAGCATCTGGTTTAGGCTCGAAGTTTCGCCCCCATAATGCACGGCTGATAGTTTCCAATTTCATGAGAGCGATGATGTGAGGAGGAGTTCCAGCATCCATAAGCTTTGCCTCATCTATAGGATCCTCTCCAAGAGCTATACAGGCATCCTCATAATCCTGAATAGTTTTGTAATCATCCAGTGTAGGAGTAGGACGTTTCACTATGTCACCGAACAAAGCAGCTAAAACTTTCTTTGTGTTAGAATCTGCTACAGAATAAGCAGCAGTTACATTCTCTTTTCTTAATTCAATTTTGCTCATCTCTTTAATTTTTAAATGTTTAATTACTATTTAGATAACTCTTTATTTATTATTTTCCATCTGGGATCTGGATCAGGTATTTCAAGATCCAGGTATTCCAGTGCATATTCTCTTAGCTTTTCGCAATAGGTAGAAAAAGTGATAGTGTCCATCGTGGCTGTAGATCCTGGGAACTCTATTATCTCTCCAGTGTGCTTATTGACTACTTTATCTGCTGTCATTTGGGATTTAAAGAACTCATGAACCTGTTCACAGCTGGTAAACTCCCATCCAGCATCCAGCAAAGCATCTAATAGCATCGGATAAATACATCCCCATAACCAGCCATTCTGATCCATAGATCTGGGCTTTCTGACTTTCTTAGTAGAGATCTCGTATATCCCATCAGGAGCTGTTATGAGATCATTGTAAACAGGCTTTAAGTCAAATAACCCTCTCTTTTTTTCTATGCGAAACTTTTTCATTTAGAGCATTTTAGAGAGTTCGATATTTAGCCCTGGTCTGGCAGCATATACCTCTTTTCCTGTTAATCTCTGTATTTCGGACACAAACAATAGCTCATCACTGTTATCATTGGATAGGTGCAATAAGACTATGTTTCCAACTCCAGAAAGATCATTGCTACTAAGAAATTCCTTACAAGTATTCAGCTCCATGTGAGAGTTTAATAGTCTGTTCCTCTGAGCCTCCATAGTCTTACCATTTCTGATATTTTCGATCAGCTTTTTATCATGATAGTTACATTCGATAAGAACATGATTAAGCCCAGGGAAAGTGTACTCACATACACAGCTATCTGTAAGGAACATTATCCTACCTGATTCTGGATGATCTATAAGGAATCCAACGCAGGGTACATCGTGGTTAGCGGGAAAAGGAACTACTTTGAAATTTCCAAACTTGTAACCTTTACCAAGTGTAATAGATTTAACCCTGGATCCTTTCACGTCTTTTGCAGTCAGAACCTCCTCCAGAGCGATGGTATATATACCACTATCAACCACGTTCTTGATGTATTTAGCATGATCATTGTGCCTATGAGAGATCAGGCAGCCAACTACTTTACGAAGTTGGAAATTCAGGGCTTTCTTTACATTCATGAAGTTGATACCAGCCTCAATGATAAGAGCCTCTTTCTCTGTTTCCAGGATGTAACAGTTACCTGAACTACTGCTGCCTAATACTTTCAATTCCATATCTACAGAGATTAATATCCAGGATCCTCCTCAGATGATTCAGACTGAGAGCCATCTGCACCAGATACATCCTCATACTGAACATCATTTACCTCAAATGTCTGAGTATTGGCACTGGCATTTGATCTCATAGCATCATCACGCTCCTCATCAGCATAATCATTCTCAATAGCCTGTTGCATTTCGATAGATAGGTATCCGTATTTCGATAGTAGGATTCTGATCACAGTCTTTAGAGCCATACCGTGAAAGTTTCCTAACCATCCCACAGTTTTACTCTCTACAGCCATAGGCAGATCAGCCAAAGCTATCAAACCCTCCACTGTAGTGTCCTTTTTCAAGCCTTTAGAGTAGCGTTTCGCATGGTTAGCCATTTGCTCTACTGTCATATAGATAGTTTTTGAGAATCCATTCAAAAGCTCGAAGTAGCAGAAATAACCTACTGTTTTGTCAGATTTACGTTCACCATCAAAAGCAATCTCTCCAGTGAGTTTATTCACCTTTCTGATCTCTCCCTCATAGACAGCATCAGCATTAATAGTGCGGTATTGCCCAGTTCTCATAGCCAGCTGGATATATCCTTTGTATCCCATCTGGAACGTAGGAACCATTTTCTTTGTCCATACCTCTTTTCCTGTTGGATCTGTAATTTTTACGCTATTGTTGAAAGGTATGATATAGGCATATCCCAGAGCCTTATTTATAGGCAATTTCAATACAGCTGCTTTGAGAGCCTCCATTACAACCTCTTTAGGCTCACATTGCTGTAAATTAGAATCTCCATTATAGAGATCAATTACAGAAGCCACGAATGTGGGGGCACTCTTTGCCAGAGCGTTCTGGAACTGCTCCATCACAGAGGGAGCATTCAGCATATTTTTCAGCACGTCAATTTTCTTGACGGCTGTTGGAGCCTGCTGTGTGGCTTTTGCTACTTGGTTATTCCCTGTTGTAGTCATATTTTTATTTTTCTATCAGTTACTAATTTTTGAAATACTATGAGTTTGCGTTTAAGCATCTCATTTTCATACTCTAAATACTTGTTTCGTTCACGTAATTTATCCATCATCGCCTGTTCTGGTGATGCAAACCGTCCATTTGATCTCCTGAGTTTAGGAGCGGATCCATTTGAGAATAAATTTCGATCAGCCATTTTTCCTATAATTCTTGATAGATTTCCATAGGTTCATCACCCGATGTTTTAATCATGAGCGTAGGGTAATGGCTCACAACCAGATTTATTATCTGAGACATAGTAGGGAGTAGTGTATTTACGCTCTCACGGTTATCAATGAATATCGGAGCAGTAACACCTTTGTTTCGGCAAATAGCATTGATAATATCAAGCCCAGCATTGATCTTTCCAGCATTATTCACATCTGGGTAAGGGGTGCCATTCACAGTACAAACACATGTGAGTTTTTCCCCTCCATTCAGTTGTTCATCAACAAAAGAGAAAGAAACCAGAGAGAACATGCCATTTATACGCTTCATAAGCTCATTGTCTTTTGCCTTTTGGAAGTCCAGGGCAATGAATTCCATTCTCTCCAAATCAGCTAAAGCCAGATTGTTGGATGTTCTACTCTCCTCCAGATCCTTTATGAGCTTTTCTGATCTTTCAATAGCATCACGCTTAGTCAGGCGTTTGTTTATTTCCTGGATGGAAGTCTCAAGCTCGATCTTAGAGTTTCTTAGATCGGATGTATCAACTGGTTTAGATTCAACACTTAGCTGATTTTCAAGCTCGCTGATCTCATTTCCCAAACGGATCCATTCCTCATTAGCCTGGATCAGAGCATCAGCATCCTGAGCAGATGGAATATTATCCTCCTGGTATTGCTTTTGTCCTGTAAGAGTTGTTACCTGATTTTCAAGCTCGCTGATCTCAGCCAGGAGGCTTTCTTTTTTCTTTTGCAGTTCATTTTTCTTGCTTGATTTCTCCATACCCTCATTCTTATTGCTCTGTAAGCGTCTGGATTTGGTTTCATTGAAATTAGCAAGCAGCTCAGCCTGTTTAGCCTCAATATCATCAGCCTCTAAAGGACGTTTGCAAGTAGGACATTCAAATGCTCCCTCTGGGTATTGTAGCTGCTCAGCACTAATAGTCCTGTAGTGACCTCTTAATGTTTCAAGCTCTGTGTCGATATTGGCTATCTGAGAGGAAATAGTGGTTATATTACCTTTCTTATTTTCTATATCCCTTTGCAAGGATTGAATTTTGAAAGATATTTCATTTATTGAAGTACGAGCATTATTATTGTCGCTGGTAGCCTGGGCACGTATGTTGTTTTCGAGTTTGGTTCTCTCCATACGCTTATCTCCAATTGTCCTCTGAATCTCTGATTTGCGTTTATATTCAGCCTCTACAACCTTTGATTTATCGGTTATCTGATTCTCAATTTCAGTAACCTTTGCCCGCTTAGATTTAAGTTCTGATTCAAGTTTATCCCACTGCTCAGGCTCAGGCATTAGCTGGTTAGCTGTGTCTATTCTGGCAGGGATTTGTTCCAGCTCATCCTTGATAGCTTTTTTCTTAGCAGCTATTTCCTTTTTGAACATCTCCAGGCTTTTACCTGATATTTGTTTCAATAGCTCCGAGTATTCAGGTTTCAAAGATTGTACATCCTCATCTGTAACATCCCCTGCCATGTCCATTAGCATAGCTTTCTGTTCAGCTGCTGAACGAGTATTGAAATAGAAAGGATTAGTAATCATCTTGAATACATCCTCAGGGATTATAGCAGATACCTCAGCCTCATACTCCTTTTTTGTAGCAAGCTTTACACCATTCAAATAGTAATCGGTGTAATGGTTCTTTAATATTTCCTGGCTGGTTCCTCTGGGTTTTTCCCATTTTTCCAGGTATATACGTTTCAGAGTTACCTCATTACCATTAACCAAAAGAGTAGCAGTAACCTCATGTTCCAATTTTAGGATAGGTTTACCATTCTCATCAAGAGTTTTGATATTAAAATTAATATCGGATCTGTTAGTACTATCTTTCCCGAATAACAACCAGAGGAAAGCATCTAACACCGTTGTTTTTCCTGTACCATTCTCTCCAGCTATTGTAGTTTCTTGCTGGTTAAAGTCGATGGTAAGGCTCCTGATCCCCTTAAAATTTCGGATGATCAACTTTTTCAAAAAGATTTCTTTGTTCATAATACACTTATTTATAAAATGTTACTTTCTATACCTTGACATTACATAGCCAATTCCCTTTTTAATAGCCCCCTCTTGTGTGAAAGATGGACTTTGCCCTATGTATCTCCCAGCGATAAGAAATACATACTCACCTGATTCAATTTGTTTGGTAGTGATGTTGTTAATCTCAACTACCTTTTGCTGTTGTAGTGATAGCATAATTACTTGTTTATGATTCCGTTTAATTTCTCAGAAGTATCAACTGCCAGAAGTTCAGCCATAGAGTAGATCACCTTTGATCTTGTAGCATTTCCGCTCCTTATAGGATTCACCAGGTGCATTGATACCCATCTCTTTACACGAGCCTCCCCAAATGTCCTATAAGCTTCTCTCTGGGAAATAGAATCTTTTGCTGGAGTAACCCGCTTTGCATAGTTAGCAGCTCCCAGCTCTGACATCTGCATACAGATGTTTTTCAATTCGTATAGCTCCAGGGTGATCATATCAGGCTTTTTTTATGCGTCTGGCTCTCTTTACAATCTTGAAATACTGTTTTACACTCATATCCAGGTAATCATCCGTATAAAAGACATAAGCCATAGATAGAGCCATAGCAGCAATAAAGATTTGATGTGTTGCTCCAACACATACACCAACGAATGAGCATAATCCAAGAACTCCAAATACAGTCATGGATATAGCATTTATTAAAGTGGTACCAGTCATGTTGATGTTTTTTAGATTTTGAATAAATTGTTTTGCATAGCATACCTCATAAACTCAGGCATAGAATGTATTCCAAGCTTTCTAAAGCTATTTTTCCTGTGGTTATTCACGGTATTGAGAGAGATAAAGAGTTTATCAGCTATCTGATTGTCTGATACTCCCTTGTAGAGCATTTCCATGATTTCAAGTTCACGATCAGAAAGAGTGGAGTTGAATTTGGGAGAGCATATAACTTTGTCATATTTACATTCCCCACGCAATGGACATCCAACGAACTCAAATTTGAAGTTCCAGCTCTCATCCAGGTCTATAGTGTTGTCATATAAACCGAAATTGCATTTTATAAACCGTCTGACAGCCAGAAAATCACGGTATCTTTTAGGTAAGTTCTTAACAGAATAAACATCCATCAAAGCAGTGTGAGCCTCAGGATAAAACTCCATAAGAACCTCCAAAAACTTCTGAATGAAATCAGAATCACTTTCTTTCAGTTGCCTTTCGCTTTCGCCTAAAGGTCTAAGAGTAACCTCACCCTCAGGGGTTGTATAGAACTCTATTGCTTTCATAGCCTTATTCTGATTCAGGAAATAGGATAGTAGCGGTTACTCCAAGCTCTTTCTCTATCATCGACTGAGATAGAGCATCAGGTTTCTGAGTTCCTGCGAGCCAGCACCTTACGGTTTTTACAGACTTCATAGTAATACCAGCTATTCTCTCTACAAATTCAGTCTTAGGAGCTTTTACAGCACTCCTATCAGGTAGAGAATCGTATAACTGCCTGAAAGTCATCTGGTCTTTTTCTGTCATTTTCTCCATTTTACTAATCATTAAATTGTTCAGCAAACACACTTTTCATATATTTGCACTGTTATTAATTCAATCACGATGCAAATATAATCATATATAATCAATATAAGCAAATAAAAATGATTATATTTTTGCAGATATAATCACATTTGAATGGAAAGATTTGATTTACAGAGATTTAGAAAGGATAAAAATTTAACTCAGAAAGATCTTACGGATATTCTGGGGTGTTCTCAACCCTTTATATCATCCGTTGAGAAAGGAAATAGACCTTTGCCACATGAAATGATGGTTGTTTTGCAGTCAAATTATGGTTATATAGATAATTATATAATCAGAGAAAGCAATGAGGAAACAGATGAGATCCGTACAAATATGGAATCTCAGGACGTATTTCCAGCTGGAGCAGATGTGTTCAGCAGACAAATCATCAAGATGATGAATGAAAAACTTATTGCACCATACAGCTTGTTAGCAGAAAAAGATAAAGAGATCGAAAGATTAAATAGAGAAATCGGAAAATTGAAAGCCCAATTGGATGCTTCCAAAAAAACGGATGCCCAGGAGGGAGACAATGCAACATGTGCCGTTGCAAAGTAGTATTTGGAATCAAACAAAAATTATATTAAGATGGAAGACGAAAAAGAAAAAGGGATTTCATTCCCAAATGTTTCTATACAGGAATTTCTGACAGCTGGATCAGAAGCTTTTGCTGAGCAGTTGATAAAGATGGAAAAGGATAAGATTATAGCCCATTATAGTTTAATAAAAAGGCACCGTTTTGTTATCGAATTATACAGATCTTGTTTAGCGGGGAATAAGCCTGATGAAAAAACGCTCTCAGAAGTGCAAAAGGAGCTTAATCTTGCAATTGATCAAGCAAAAATAAACAATCACCCTACTGAGGAGTTAGAGGCTCTAAAAAGGGATATAGATTACTTAAAATACGAACTGACATGAAATATCTGATTTTTCTGGCAGCTACAATGGTAATGCTTTCCTGTTCATCTGAGGATCCAGCCCTGGTGTTAGGATCGGATGAGAATAAAGATTCACCAAGTGTTAAATACCTAACAATAACAAACGGAGATGATCAAGCTCATTTATACATGGCAGGATTGATCGGGCTTGCACCATCGGAAATATCTAAGTCAATAGAAATCCGAACAGACACATTTAGGCTGCTCCACCAATGGTCGAATAAAGATTATACAAAAACGGTTTGGGATACAATTCACATTTCATTTATTGATATTCCAGCTAATCAAACAAAAAATGTAATTTTAAGAAATGAACACTCCAGCAACTAAACAAATCATAGAGAGGTTTTATAGTGCCCTGGATGCGATAATAGCAAAAAAGGATATACGTGGTGTAGCTACATATTGCAGACTATACGATATTGATCGAAGAAACTTTATAGCCCAAAGAAAAGATTTAGACCGTGGATGGTTTCAAGCTTCATGGCTACAACCGATGGTTAAGGATTATGGAGTAAGTGCTGAATGGCTATTGACAGGGAT